GAAGAGATCGCTCGACGAGCTTTATTAGGAGACTAAGATGGCTATCTTTATTGCTTCCACGCTTGGTTCGATAGTTGGGGCTTGTGTAGCTTTATGGATTGTAGATCGACGTATGGAACGTAGACACCAACGCCTTATGCGTGAACAAGAACTTAATTTTAGGATTAGCTAATGAGTGACGTTTCTAAATATGAGTTCATCGGGCCGGGATTAATCACACCCGAGGACGAGGTAATTTTCCTCCGAGCCGAGTTGGCTAGGGCCCGAGAGGAAATAGCTATTATGCGTGGGTTGACGCCGATCTTACAGATTGACCGTGATAGACTACTAGTCAAACTAGAGCGAACTGAAGCCTCCCTCGAAAAGCTGGGTAAGGCCTCTCATAGGCTACTACTCTTGGTTAAAGAGTATTATCAGGTGACCATTAACGATGAGAGGGACGAGGTGCAAGTCAACTACGAGGTCTGGTTGACCCGTGGGCGCAAGGCCGAGTCCGCGCTCTCCGCGGTGACCGCCCGCAGCGAGGCGGCGAAGATCCAGCTTGAGTGCTGGTTGCGCGCCGAGTTGAGTAAGACCCGGTTCAAGAATGTGGAGCCGCTGCTCCGCGCCGCCCTCGCTCTCCCCGGGGAGGAGTGATGCCTCAGTACCATGTTTGGAAAAAGGATTCAGAGTATATTGTATTCACTGAACTAGAAGATCCCTTTGCCTATTTGATGGGTAGGGGTTTTGAGTATTATGTTAGTTCTTATGTTGGTAGACAAGACTACCTGCCTACCCTCGAACCTGTTGTACTAGCTAACTCGTTAGAGCACTTAGCTAAACGTCGAGTAATGTGCTCTATATCGGGTGGTAAGGACTCCGCTGCCATGTCCTTATACCTGACCGAACTGGGTATCGAACACGAGCGTGTCTTTATGGACACAGGTTGGGAAGCCCAAGAGACATACGACTATATTCACGGTGAGTTAAAGACTAAGCTTGGTCCTATTACTACTATCAAGAATACACGGTATGAGGGACTCGCCGACCTTGTTCTAAAGAAGGGTATGTTTCCTTCTACGCAGCGTAGGTTTTGTACGGAAGAGCTGAAGATGAAGCCTCTTTACGCCTATATGAATCACGTGGTAGATACATCCGGTGAAGACTGGGTCAATTCTGTTGGTATTAGACGTGATGAGAGTAAGAACCGTTCTATGCTTGGGGAGTGGGAGTGGTCTGAAGGTTTAGACGCCGAGGTCTGGCGCCCGCTTATCGATTGGACCGAACAACAGGTAATCGATATCCACAACAAGCACGGCCTTAAGCCTAATCCACTTTATCTCAAGGGTGCACGTCGCGTTGGGTGCTGGCCTTGTGTCTTTGCGAATAAGGCTAACATTAAGTTAATCGCAAAAATAAATCCAGCTCGTATCGATCTAATTAGGGAATTGGAGAAGAAGGTTCAAGCTAACGCCGATCCTAGCTACACACCCACTTTCTTCCAATCTCCTCTAAAACACCGTAAGGGGAGCACTCCCTTTATGGCGATTGATGATGTTGTAGCTTGGTCCCAGACTATGAATAGATCTACAGACTTTGAAGATAACGAAGACGGTTGCGTAAGGTGGGGGCTCTGTGGCAACTAGTGGAATGAGGAGTGTAAAGTTTCAACTTGAGGATGAGATACTGGACGAACTCGATGCTCTGTACGCTAAGACGTCTATTCCGAGGATTGTCCTTGTACGAGTAGCTATCCAGCGGTTTCTGGAGGAGGCGAGAGCTGGAAAGCTGAAAATTGGACTCTATGATCCGACTCAACCTTGATTTTTAAGATCCCTACCCTATGGGGTTGTTGTTTTTCCCTTGTAGGGGGTGGTCCGGGTGGTGTAGGGTGGTGGTTACAGGGGTGGGGACGGTTACCCCTGTAAATGGATCTTTAACCGTCATCATATCGTACTCTAAGGAGCACATACTATGCCGTCACCTTCTGTTGGTTCTAAAGTTGTTCAACTTCAGCTTGAGGTTTCTAAGATCGAGGCTATGGACTCGATTTCGTACCGTACCCACGTTCCCCGGGCGACCCTCCTGCGTATGGCGATTGACGCCTTCCTTGAGGCCGCAGCCTCGGGTAAGCTGCAGATGGGTATCTCCTTGCTTGGTTCGTCGGCTCCCGGTTCCAGTGGTGCACAGGCGGCATTTAAGGTCGTAGAGGACCCCAAGGCCGCTCCCCCGCCCCCGCCTCCAGCTCCCGGTGTGTAGTATGAACAAGCGTTCTGAGGTATGTGAGGTACTTTCTACCAGTAAGTGTGATACGTGTAAGGACGAACGTCGCGACGATCTAATCCTACGTATTCGAGAACTGGAGCAAACCCTTGGCGATCTTCGTAAACTATCTGACTCTACATTGGGTATGGTTACTACTCAGCGCAACACTTATCGCCAAGCTCTCGTTGCTCTGAGGACGGTATATCCGTTCGGTTCGGCTGGACTGGACGGTTCCTCGGAGGCTAGGTTTGTTGGCGTTATCGACGATCTGATTAAGTGGGAGGACTGATGGCACAGGTCCTTCTTCTCTGGCAGAACATTCCAGAGGATACAGAAGTATACCGTTTAGACTTAGAAGGTGATGAACTCACCAAAGTCCTAAGTCTACACGGTACGTATGGTGGAGCCGATATGGATAGTGAGCTTTACGATTTTATCGGCTCGAAACTGTACGACCCCGATAGTGCCCGGGGTGAAGGACCGTGGCGGAAGTATGCTGTTGCTAGTTGGGGAAATGCTCGTTTGGATTTCTCCGGTACGGTAGTTATCTCTGGTCAGTTGCTGTAATTACTCGAACGGGGTAGGGCGCTATTCACTTAGTTTCCATAGTCCCCCGAAGACTATGGAAACTCTAACGGGGGGAACGAACTCAGTGAGCTTTAAAGCCGACGGTACACTTAACGTTGTTATCCAAGAGCCGCAGACCGATAGTCCAACCCCCCACGTTATTCTTGGTAATTACCTGACGAAGCTGTCCCGCTTTTACGATATGGGCTTAATTCGTCCAAACGTTGATCAGGTCGAAATCCGTCATAGTAGCCAGTGCCTATCGGACCTGGGCGTTGAGTGTAACTGTCAAGCGGATATACTCGTAAATGGTCGTTTAGTAAAGGAAGGACTTGCATAGATGCCTCAGATACCTGACTACGCTAAAAACACCGCTCAGTATAAACACCTGATTACAAAAGTCGATTACACTAGTAAGCGGGGTGAACGCCGGATTAGGAATGTAATCCCAATTAGTATCCGGCATACGCAGACACCTGATGATCCTAAATCCTGGATACTCGATGTTTATGACGTAGATCAGGCGGCGTTTAAGTCGTACCTCTTTACCCGTATCAACGGCTTCCCGGTCTAAACATAGCGACCCCCTTGTCTACCTGGCTTGGGGGTCGCTACATTTTTAAGGAGTGATATATGCCACTCGTAGTGAATAAGCTTGATATACGGTTCTTAACTCGTGAGAGACAGGATATACTCACAGTTAGTAATCAAGAAATACAAGAAGTTCTTTATCAGGCTATGATGATATACGCCGACCGTACAACCGATAAGAAGCGTATGAAGATAGCCCTTGCCCTAGCTGGTTCAGCTTCTACTGTCCGTATGTACAGAAAAGAAGTGGACGATAAGGCGTGAACGTCCTAGTAGCGTGTGAATTCTCTGGCGTAGTACGTCAGGCCTTTAGAGATAGAGGTCATAACGCTTGGTCTTGCGATATGATTCCTGCTAAGGATAAATCACCCTACCATATCATAGGCCACGCAAAGAGTGTTTTAGATAGTAGATGGGATATGCTTATAGCCCATCCACCCTGCACACATCTGGCTTCGAGTGGAGCTCGTTGGTTTAGTGAGAAGGAAGATGTACAGAAACAAGCCTTAGACTTTGTTCGACTTCTTATGGACGCCCCTATACCGAAGATTTGTATCGAAAATCCAGTTGGTATAATCAGTACGCAGATTCGTATACCTAGTCAGATTATTCATCCCTACCACTTTGGTGACAGCTATCAAAAGGCTACCTGTCTTTGGTTGACGAATCTACCGTGCCTGATCCCAACCCAGATTGTGGACACAGGCGAGATTGTTGTCCACGGTGGTAATCGTATTCCTAAGTGGATTAGTAACAAAGAACGTAATAGGTCTATATCTTTTGAAGGTATTGGAAGGGCTATGGCGGAACAATGGGGTTAGCCTCAGTTTGGCTTCTTGCAAAAGAGGTTATGCTACATTATCCTACCCCGGATGGCACAATCTCCGATTATCGTTAGCCGCCAATGTCCGCACTGCGGAGTGTTTCATGTCTATAAATTCTTTCGTCCACGTTGGTTGAAACCTTGGCTACCTTACTTCTATCATGCCATTTGTCCTGAAACTGAAAATTCATTTGACCTGCGGGTTCCCAGTTACATAGAATGGGTACGTCAATAGGGGTTTACCCGGTTTTGGTACGGCGCCGGCGTACGCCAAACGGTTTAAAAACAGGGGTTTGGGTACTAGTAGGGGTAGGATCAAACTACCAACGGCGAAAGGAGTCAAAGATCCTATGTTACCAGTTAGATTTCCCGGTTCTACAACTGAATTCCGTCGGCCTACTGGTATGACAGAAGAACAATGTGGTTCCTTGCACGCACTTCGTACATATGATGAAGAGGGTTTCCCTATAATTGTATCGTGCTTCAAACCTTCTTTTAGGGAAAGACTTCGTCTTTTATTCGGCGGTGTGGTGTGGCTCGGAGTATTAGGTACTAATCAACCTCCCGTCTGGCTTGTAACAGAAACTCCATTCAATACACCTACTAAGAAAGAGATTACATGAACGACCCTGTGGTGCCTGTCCAACGTACCCATGTTGATGTACGCCGCGAAGCTGCTGAGGGTATCGCCAAAGACCTCTCTATTCTATTCGGCCTAGTTGGGGATATTAAAGAAGAGATTATAGAGCGCCTTGAGAAGATGCTAATTATGGGCGAGACTCGTGGTGTTAATGAAGTTAAGCAACGTCTAGCCCTACTTGTTATGAAGCACCGTGAGCGTCATACGGACGGTGTAGCTAACCATATCGAACAGGCTCTAACGGAAGTACATCGGTGGCATACAACGTCAGCCGATTTCTTATGTTCCCGAGAACTAAAGGAAGCTAAAGAAGCGGGACTCGTTAGAGACGCTTCCACCGTAGACGTTACCGAGCCTTCTAGAATTATAACACTAGACCAGAATAGTCGGAACTAACATGGCCATCCCGACTCCGTGCTCTGTCTCTTCGTGCCTTGAACAAGGCTTCATGGTAATCGACCGAAACGTTATGCTTCCTCTCTGTAAGGAGCATAAGGCTCTGTGGCTAGCATCCTCAGAACGGTTAGCTATCGCTAATCTCTTCCATACGTTTCTAGGTCTAAGGCAAATAGATAGTAATGGTTTTGTCGAGGATATTACGTTAAAGACCACGGTAGAAATCTCTAGCCGATATACTAAAGGACTTCGTAGATAAGTTCTATACTGTACAACTAGCTCGGACCCAATACGGTGTATCCTTCATGGATACACCGTATTTTTATTTGAGATCCCTATTAAAGAGGATCTTTACTCTCCCTTGACGTCAAGTGTACGCTTCCGTTATAACGGTTCTATGGCCGATATCCCAGATGATCCTCCTGAGGATTCCGAAGTCAACGTCATTAAATTAGTCCATCCTGAGGCGGGCAAGCCAATCTCTAAGACACTGGCCCGCGTTCGGAAAAAGGACGACGAATATTTTTCTACGCGTCCAAAATTGAAGGCCCGTCGAGATAGATTTATTTCCGAATATATCCGAGATTTCGATTCGACGGGAGCCTTTATTCGGGCTGGTGGTCCCTGCACTACGGCCGCCAAGCAATCGTGGGAGTACCTACACGAACCTTATGTTCTTGCCCGACTACAGGAAGTTGTAAAGGCTATGGCAGAGGTAGACCTTATCGATAATAAGGTTATCTTGATGGGGCTGATTAAGGAAGCCCGCTTCTGTGGTATCGGAGCTTCACACGGTGCTCGTGTTACAGCCTGGAAGACGCTAGCCCAAATTAAGGGTATGGAGAAGACTGTTGTTAGTGGTGATATTAATCACAACGTCCGTGGCGGTGTGATGATCGTTCCCGTTATGCCTAGTTCTGATCAATGGGAACAGCTTGCTTCTAATTCACAGAAATTGCTTAAGGAAGATGTTCGGAAGTAATGGCGGTCGTCGAACCCCAGAAACCTCGCATTATCTGGCAACCCCTCGAGGGTTCTCAGGCTATGGCGATGTCGTGTCCCTGTGACCATATTCTATATGAAGGTTCACGTGGGCCGGGTAAGACAGATACGCAGTTGATGTTCTTCCGTAAGCATGTAGGAGCTGGCTACGGCCAGTTCTGGCGTGGCGTTATCTTCGACCGTGAGTATAAGAACCTCGACGACTTAGTTAGTAAGTCACAACGATGGTTTCCACGGTTTGACGATGGAGCTAAGTTCCATGCCTCCAAAGCTGACTATCGTTGGACGTGGCCGACCGGAGAAGAACTTCTCTTCCGCCAAGTAAAGAAGCTCTCCGACTACTGGGGTTACCACGGTCAAGAGTTTCCTTTTATCGGCTGGAACGAACTATCCAAGTATCCAACATCTGAATTGTACGACATGCTTATGTCGTGCAACCGTTCTTCATTCCGTCCTGAAGACTACCCTCAGAAGAACGGTGACCTCTTACCGAAGATTCCATTAGTTATCTTTTCGACAACGAACCCATACGGTGCTGGTCACAACTGGGTTAAGCGTCGGTTTATCGACGCGGCGCCGCCAGGTGTTATCGTTAAGAAGACGATAGACGTCTTTAATCCTCAGACACAGCAACGTGAACCGCTAACTACAACACAGACGAGAATCTTCGGTTCATATAAAGAAAATAAGTTTTTAGATCCAAAATATGTTGCGGAACTAGAGTCTATCAAAGATATTAACAAGCGTAGAGCTTGGCTTTACGGGGACTGGGATATTATAGCCGGTGGTGCCCTCGACGACGTATGGGACGATCTACTTTGTGTTAAGCCTCGATTTAAGATCCCGTTCAGGTGGAAGATTAATCGATCTATGGACTGGGGTTCATCTCACCCGTTCGCAATCGGTTGGTGGGCGGAGGCCAACGGGGAAGAAGCACTACTTGATGACCAAGGAACTTCTTGGTGCCCAGTTAAGGGATCTTTAATTAGGTTCCATGAGTGGTACGGTACCAAAGAGATCGGAACCAATATCGGTCTTAAACTATCGTCTACCGAGATCGCTAGGCGTATTAAAGTTATCGAAGAGAAACTCATAAAAGACGAATGGATCTTTACTACACCCGAACCGGGACCAGCCGATAACCAGATTTGGGATGTACGCGAAAGGGATACCGACTCTATCGCTAAGAAGATGGAAGATCAGGGTATCCGTTGGACCCGTAGCGATAAGGGATCGGGATCCCGCAAGACAGGGTTAGAATTAATACGGGATCGATTAAGTGCTAGCCATCATAACGAAAGACCGGGATTATACGTGATGGCTCACTGCCAAGCGTTTCTCTCTACGGTACCCGTGCTCCCCCGTGACGAAGATGATCCAGACGATGTTGATACTTCGGCTGAAGACCACATCTACGACGATACACGGTACCGCGTCCTAGCCGGTAACGTCCGTTACGCTAAGGTCCTAAAGGTTAAGTTCGCCAGGTGATATATCTATGGAACCGCTAACTACTCCCGGAGCTACGGTACAGCCTCCTAACGTTCGTTTCTTACGGGCTGAGCTAAGAGCGGAACTTCCAAAGTGGCGCCTTATCCGTGATTGCTTAGCGGGTGAAGAGGCTGTTAAAGCTTCGGCCGAATTATACCTACCTCGGCCTAACGCGGAAGATAAATCCTCCGAGAATAAAGCTCGTTATCAAGCCTACGTTCAGCGGGCTGTTTTCTACAACGCCACTAAGCGGACTCTAGATGGTTTAGTTGGACAGGTTTACCTCCGCGACCCAACTCAGGAGATTCCTGAAAGTCTTAAGTTCTTAATGGGTGATGTCGACGGAGCTGGTATCGGCTTACACGAACAGTCTAAGAAGACCCTAGCCGATACTGTTAGCTTCGGCCGTGTTGGGTTATTCGTAGACTATCCACCGACTGACGGAACGGTAACCAAGGCCCAGCAGGAAGCTGGTTATGTACGGCCTGTCATTCTATCTTACGCTCCAGAGAGTGTTCTTAATTGGCGTACGGTTGTAATCGGAGCTCGTAGACTACTTTCTCTTGTAGTCTTACAGGAGTCGTTCCTTTCAGCTGACGATGGGTTCCAACCCTACTATCAATATCAGTGGCGTGTTTTAAAGCTAGTACCTACGGATAAGATTTATGAGGGGGAACAACTTCCACCCGGTACACAGCATGAATATCGTGTAGAGATTTGGCGCGATATTCCTATCAATGGTTCCCCGGGTCAGACTCAGACCCTACCTATCCAGTCATACACGCCTTTAGATGCTAGTGGTAAGCCTATGGATCAGATCCCCTTCGTCTTTGTGGGATCTTTAAATAACGACAGCATTGTTGATCCCGCACCACTCTACGATCTGTCTATTCTTAATATCGCTCATTACCGTAACTCTGCTGACTATGAAGAGTCGTGCTTTATTGTCGGTCAGCCCACGGTCTACGCGTCTGGATTAACCGAGTCGTGGGTTAAAGAGGTCATGGGCGGCGCCGTCTCCATTGGTTCGCGCTCTATCATACCCCTCCCGGTAGGTGGACAGGCTGGGTTATTACAGGTCAATCCTAACAGCCTACCCAAAGAAGCTATGGACCAGAAAGAACGCCAGATGGTGGCGTTAGGTGCCAGGCTTGTTGAACAGAGTAGTGTTGCCCAGACACTAGGTGAAGCCCAACAGAAAGAAGCGGCGCAAGTTTCTATTTTAGCAAGCGTTGCAAAAAACGTCGGTACCGCGTATTCTCAGTGTCTTAAGTGGTGCGCCCAATATCACGGCGTAGATACCTCTGCTGTTCGGTACGATTTAAATACAGACTTTATCGCAGCGCAGATGACACCGTCCGAAAGGGCTCAGCTAGTAGCTGAATGGGTCGCAGGTGCTATCTCCTACACGGAAATGCGCTCCAGACTCCGTAAGGCCGGTGTGGCCACACAGACTGACGAAGAAGCGAAAGTGGAAGCTGAAGAAGATGAGTTACGTGTACCTGAAAAAGAAAAAGTAGATCCAAACGCTGATCCTAATTCGGGGCGGGTAGCTCCGAAGCAAGACGGTAAAACACAAAAAGGGGCCGGTGGCCCGGAAGAGGTAGAATAACATGGCATTAAAGCACAAGCTGGAAACGTTAGAGGGTTTGGCTGAACCGGTAGCTAAGGAATACAAGGAAGTCGTAGAGGGTGATAAGAAGCATTATATCCTTGACCTCGACGGGGCCTATGTTTCGGACGAGCCTATCGACGCTTTGAAGAATGCTAAAAACTACGAGAAGAAGGCCCGGCAGGACGCCGAGAAAAAGGCTAAGGAATCCGATACTAAGCTCCTTAGCCTCCAAGAAGAGATCGATGAGATGCGCCGTGGAAACATCCCCAAGGGTGATGTAGAGAAGTTAGAGAAGTCGTGGAAAGAGAAGATGGATAAGGCGGTTGTTGACCGCGATACACAAATCCAGGCCCGTGATAAGACTCTGCAACGTATCCTTGTTGAGAATATCGCCAATAAGATGGCCGGAGAGATTAGTGCGGCTCCCGACCTTATCCTTCCACACATTAAGGCTCGCCTTACTACTGAACTGAATGATGGTGAATATGTAACGAGGGTGCTCGACAAGGATGGTAAGCCCTCGGCACTTGGCATCGAAGAGCTTCAAAAAGAAATTACCGCAGACAAGCGTTTCTCCCTTATTATCAAAGGCAGCAAAGCGTCGGGCGGCGGTGCCTCCGGCGATGGTAGTGGTGGTGGCAAGGGTAGAAGCGGTGCTTCGCCCACTATCGATCTGTCGAAACCGTTTGATCCCAACAAGGCGACTCCGATGGAGCTCGTCGCATACCAAAAAGCACAGAAAGAGGCCCGCTCTCGGGCGGGCACCGGAGGATAATTAAATGGCTCTTAGTGATCTGCAGGTTTTCCAGGAGTATGCGTATTCGACCATGACGGAAGTCCTGGCCTACAACGTGAACCTCTTCAACGAGGCTTCGCGTGGTGGGTTAGTCCTTCGGTCGGCGGCCCATCAGGGTGACTACTCTGTGGAAGCCTTCTGGGCGAAGATTAGCGGCCTGGTTCGTCGTCGTGACGCTTACGGTTCGAGCGCTGTGTCGGAAAAGGTTCTGACTCAGCTCGCGGCCGCTTCGGTCAAGGTGGCTGCCGGTATCGCTCCGGTTCGTATCGACCCCAGCATGCTGAAGTGGATCCAGAAGTCGCCTGAGGAGGCCGGTGCCGTTATCGGTCGCCAGATGGCCGGCGACAACATGGGTGAAATGCTGAATACCGGGTTACTCTGCTACAACGCGGCTGTTGCGGCTCAGGCTACTAACTACTACGACGGGACAGCCGGTAACGCCAGCCTGTCGGCACTGACCACCACGAAGGCGAAGCTGGGTGACCGGTCTGAGGAAGTTGTGTGCTGGGTTATCCACAGCAAGTGCCTCTTTGATATCTACGGGGCGGCTCTCGCGAACTCGAACATCCTGTTCAGCTTCGGTAACATCCGCGTTACGCACGATGGTTTCGGCGTTCCGTTCGTTGTGACCGACAGCGCGTCCTTGGTCGTTACTGCTGCTCCGAACAACTACTACACCTGCGGTCTTACCCCCGCCGGTGTCGTGATTGATCAGAACACCGACTTCCAGGACAACGTTCAGACGATTAACGGTAACGAGAACATCGTCCGGACGTACCAGGCTGAATGGAGCTACAACCTCGCCCTTAAGGGGTTCACTTGGGACATGACCAATGGTGGTCGTTCGCCCACGAACACCGCCTTAGGTACGGCGACTAACTGGGATAAGACCTCGACGTCGTTCAAGGATCTCGCAGGCGTGGTTCTGAAGTCGCTGTAAGCCTGCGGTCCTCGTCAAGGTTCCACGGGCTAAGAACGAGGGGTTAGACTCCCCTCGTTCTTCCTAAAACTACCAAGGAGAAATAATGCAGACCTCAAAGCGGAAAATCCTCTACTTTATCGACGGTCCTGTTCCAACTCAGGCCCAAATTGACGAGGCCTGGGATCTCGGTACCTCTATGTTCCGTAACAAGCAGCACTTCGGCGACGGTGACTCTATCGAGCATTGCGATGGTGTTGCCGGCGACCCACCTGCCGCGTACGTTGAGAAGTATAAGGAGATTGTTAAGGCCGTGCAGAAGCGTGCCCTACCTGCTCCGCCGGCCGAAGTGGTTGCTCCTCCTAAGGCCGTACCTCCGCCTCCCCCTGCAGCCCCTGCCGCTAAGGAGAAGTAAGCCATGGCTAAGAATTCATTCCCGGGTCACGATTCGTCTGGTTACAAGGATCCCGGGGCTATTAAGATTCTCTCTGTTGCCGATGCTACTGCCCGTACCGCTTGGGTCACGGCTAATGGTACTCCGCCGTCTGGCTTTATGTGCCTCTTAGTCGGCACTAACGTTCTGTCTGTCTGGAACGGTACGGCCTGGCGCTCGATCGCTACCACGTAAGGAGAACTAGGAATGGCCCTCGTCATCGAAGATGGTACACTCGTGGCGGGGGCCAACTCCTACGTAACGACAGGGGAGGCTAGGACCTATGCCGCTAAGCGAGGTGTTACTTTCGTTTCTGGAACATCCTATCCTGCTAGCCGAGCTACACTTTCTGGTCTTCCTTCTGGTTATAACAGTATTCTTGAAGCAAAAGTGGCCGGTCTCAATGGAAACGAAACCAGCCTTCAACTTAGCGGTGATTCAGTTCCTGCAGCTGGCGTTACTGTTACTATTCTTGCGAATGCTGTACAAGTTCATTATGAGGTAGATGTTTCTACAGTAGCCGATGTAGATAACGCCCTCACAGCCGAGTTTAATATAGTTACTCCGGGTACATCGTCCCGGATACTGACCGCGGATATGGCCTGGTCGTCACCTATCTTGTTTACGGGTGGTATTGACGCCGGCGTGAATGAACCCGCCCTCGAGATACTACTTACTAAGGCTATTGATTATCTCGAGCAGGTTCGGGATCGTTATCGTGGTACCAAAGTTTCCGGTACACAAGCCCTTCAATGGCCTAGGATAGACGTACAGGTAGACTCTTTTGATATAGCTATAGATGTAATTCCTCAGCTATTAAAAGACGCCCAGTGCCAGTTAGCTATTGAATTACTTACAACCGATGATCTACTCCCTACACGTTTAGCCTCTCCTGTTAAAAAGGAGAAGGTAGACGTTATTGAAACAGAGTACGCTGTAGGCGAAGGTACCTATTCACCCTTACCCAAACTCACAAAAGTAGAAGCTCTACTTACTCCACTTTTCCGGTTCGGTAACCGACTGCAACTTATTCGTATCTAGGAGAACTTATGCCCCAGTCAGTAGATGCCCGTAACTACGAACTCGATCAGCGCTATGGTACGGGTGCTTCCTCCGGTACCTATATCTCGTTACACAGTGCCGATCCGGCCGGTGTGTTCGCGACAGCGTCGGCTAACGAGATGTCCGGAGCCCCGTATGCCCGCGTCCAGTTAAATATGGCTGCGGCTGCGGCTGGTAGCAAGGGTCTTGGGGCAAGTGCCGTTATCTCCGTCCAGGCCGGTGACGCCTTCAGTCATTACGGCCTGTGGCGTATCGCTGCGGCTGGTGTAGCCGCCGACTTCTGTGGCTCTGGAGCTCTTTCGGCGGCTGAAGGTGCTTACGGCTCTAACGGCACTTACACGGTCAGCGCCCTAACTATCTCCATCACGTAAGTCCGGCTTAAACATGGCGCTCAAGCATACCTTCGTTAGCGCCAAGGCACAGGGCGCCGACGGTACTGTGGCTAGTAAAGACGAATGGAACGCTGACCACGTTCCAGACGCCGATGGTATCTTAATGACCGCGGGTACCACCGACCCGGCTACACCGGCCGCCGGTAAGATGAGCCTATACGCTAAGCTTATCGCCGGCCGGGCTATGCCGAAGATTAAGGGTCCCTCTGGAGTAGATTCGATGCTCCAGACGTCGCTATTTACGAATCGCGTCATTCTTTGGGGGCCGGGTACGGCCACCGCTATGGGTTCGCAGGGTATGACGCCTACCACGGGCGCTACGCTCTCGCACCCCACCAATGCTCTGACGAACCTGAGTACGTCGCTCGACAAGGTACAGTTCGCTACTAGCACCACGGCAGGTAACGCAGCAGGGGCGTGGGCCCCTCGTGCCTCGATGTTTGGTGGCAGCGCCAACACCCCCGGCGGCTGGTTCTTCTACTGCCGCTTCACGCAGGGCACGCTCCACACTACAGGGGTCCAGAAGTGCGTGGGGGTGGGTAGCACCATCGTTGCTCTGGCCGGTGACCCCTCCAGCACAATCAACGACTTCTGTGGAATGCACCTAAACGCCGCGGACGCTTCTTGGTACTTCTGCGTCCGCGCCGGTACGGCGGCTGCAACCCGGTCTTCCGCGTTGGTAGCTGCGGCTGCCGAACAAGTCTTCGACCTGACGATGTATGTGAAGCCGGGCACTACGGAGTTGTTCGTGCGCGTGCAGCAGATCGCTAACAGCGGTGTTGGAACGGACCTGCTCAACACTAGCTATACGACTAACGTCCCGGCGGCTACGACATTACTCGGACCTCGCTTTCAAGTCCGTAACGGTGCACTAGCCGCAGCTCATAATATGGCTATGGTTCGGTTGTACGTCGAAAGCGATTTCTGACCGTTCTAGGGGGTTAGCCCGTGGCGGTCTTCGACCCTAATATCTTCGACACCGGCGTTTTCGACGCTGGAGCTACGGGTGAAGCCCGAAGTGGTACCGGGGTAGACACTTCGTCTACATCGACCATCGGTACTAGTACCGGCACACGTAGTGTTAGCTCTGTACCTAGTGGGATCTCTTCAACTTCCGCTTTAGGTTCTTCTACTGGTTCCCGTAATGCTACAGGTACAGGCTCTACCGCAAGCTCTAGTTCCGCTCTTAATAATTCTACCGGGGCTAGAGCTGTATCTGTAGCGGCTGGCGCTCTTACATCGTCTAGCGCCTATTCAGTCTCTACCGGTTTCGCTACCGTTAGCGAATCTAGAAGTGGAACTGGGGTAGATGTCTCTTCTTCTTCGTCCCTCGGTTCTAGTACAGGTTCTCGTAGTATTAGTTCTACCGCCGGTGGACTCTCTTCTACTTCTGTTCTAGGTTCTACTACCAATACACGGCAGGGGACTAATACAGCACTGGCTACGTCGTCGTCATCGACGGCGGGTAACTCTACAGGCTCCCGTGATGTAGCTAGTTCTACTAGTCTCAGTTCTAGTTCGACTATTACAGCCTCTACAGGTACGCGGGCTGTAACGGCGACGCCCGCTAGCGTACAATCTACCTCAGCCCTTGGTATAGCTACCGGATCCGCCTCTGTGGCTGCTTCTGGTACGGGTTTGGCATGTAGTTCTGTATCTAGCCTAGGTGCACCAACCGGCACAAGGGCCATAGTCACTACAGCCGGTAGTATCTCCTCTACTAGCACTGAGGTTAGCACTGGTACTCGTGGAATAACAACCACGGCCGGAAGTATAAGTTCTACATCGAGCATAGGTACCGGTACAGGTTCACGTAATATCACGGATACACTTACCTATCCGTCTACATCAGCTATTTCAGTAGCTACAGGCACACGCTCGGTCAGCTCCGCGGTAGCTACTCTTACTTCTACCTCTACCCTTACATCGACTGGCTCACGTTCCTTAACAACCACGGTCGGTAGCGTAACTTCTACATCCGCTTTAGGTACCGGCACTGGAGCTCGAAACGTAAGCTCTGTGGCCACAGTTACCTCGGTGTCGGTCTTATCCGGTTCTACGGGTACTAGAGCGATCACAGCGGTAGTCCCGGGCTTAGTTTCTACATCAAGTGTAGGGGCTGCTACAGGTAGTTCCTACAGTCTAGAGGTAAGATCTGGCTCGGGTCTAGCTACTACGTCCTCCTCTACACTCGGTATACCTCTTGCGAGTAGGGCGGTACCGGGAACGGCTTCTAGTCTTGTATCTACTACAGCCCTAACTCTAGTAGGTACGAGAAGTATATCCACTAGTGTATCTTCTTTAGTTTCAAGTTCTGGAACTACTAGCTTAAGTGGGTATAGAAGTGTATCTGGTACGCCTAGTGGTATCTCGGAGGGTTCCGCTTGTACTCTCGTACTGGGAGTACGTAATGTAAGCGGTGAAGTCTTAGGTATAGCGTCGGGATCAGCCCTAGGACTACTAACCGGTACGGAAACTATAGAAGCTTTAGGCCCAGCTGAGGGAATAACTTCAGCTTCAACATATGGTGTATTAGAAGGGTTACGCGATGTAACAGGCGATGTTATACTAGGTTTAGCTTCTAGTGTTGCAGCGGCTACCGGTGAACGTTCTGTAGTAGGTTTAGCTTATGATCTTGTAAGCCTAAGTCTACTATCTACAGCCAGCGGAACCGCGCCGCACCTCGGTTATCTTCAGATACCTAGTGAAGTAATAGAAAAGGCTATGCAGACAGCTAAACGCCTTATCGCGAAATTTGGGGCCAATATCGAGCTCGTTGTCTTTGTAGATCAACTAGCTGAAGTCGCTAGGCCTTGGCGTATCGAAAGTATCGGTACGATGAGTCAGACTGTGAAGGGTGTCTGGCTTACTTCCCGTAAGAATAAAGACGGTGGAGCAGCCGATTATAGGCAGCCTGATTTTAATGAACTTCTACCAACCAAAGAAAAGCGCCTATTAATCGCGGCCCAGGGTTTAACGGCCACACCTAATATTCAAGCCCAGATTAGAGAATCGGCCGAATCTATTTGGACTATTGTTTCGATTCAGGAAGTAGCCCCTGACGGTAACGCTATTATCTATATTCTACAGGTACGGCAATGACGTCGGCTGAGGCCCGTGACGAAATCTTTACGATGCTTAAGTTAGACTGGGAGCTATATGCCCCACCGTTTAACCTACCGCATCAATCTATTGCTCCCGAGATCTACTGGCAGGGTGTAGAATATACCAATACTCCACCGGCTGGTATCCCCTACGCGAAAGCTCTACTGATTCATACGTCTGGTAGGCAGGTTGCGTTAGGACCGGTTGGTAGCCGACTTTACGAATATCAAGGGATCCTTTATGTGCAGTGTTTCGGTCCATCAGGGAGCGGAAAAAGTTTGACAATTGCTGAAGGTTTAGCTACTATAGCCAAAGATGCCTTTGAAGGAAAGGCTTCACCAAATGGCATCTGGTTCCGTAATTGTCACGTCGTAGAGATAGGTCCAGAAAATGGTTGGTTTCAGATGAATGCGGAAGCCGGTTTTTCCTACTCAGAGGTGAAATAACATGGCCGTCAAAATCGATTCAAACGTTACAGGTCTTCGGTACGCCGAAGAATCTACCTTAAAGGTTCTGCCCGGGTCGCCTGTCTGGTTCCCGCTCGAGCCGAACAAGTACACTAACTTCGGTGGTAAGTTGACCACCATCGCCCGTAAGCCGATCTCCCAGTCCCGCCAGCAGCAAAAGGGTACTGTGACCGACCTTACGGCTTCTGGCGCTTTCGAGCAGGACCTTACCCAGCTGAACACGCTGCGCCTTATGCAGGGCTTCCTGTTCGCGGATGCCCATGAGAAGGCCACCACGATGCCGCTGAATACTACGGCCGTGGACTTAGGTTCCATCAACGGGGCCGCTCACACCGTAGCCGCTTCGTCCGGTCTTGATGTCTTTACTGTTGGGGACCTTGTATTCTTCGAAGGCTTCAGTGTGGCCGGTAATAATGGTCTACACTCGGTAACCGCGGTAGCGAGTGGTCTACTTACTGTTTCGGCCGGACTTTCGGACGAGGCTGACGCTCCTGCTGCTGCTAAGGTTACGTGTGTCGGTCACCAGTTCGTTAGCGGGGACCTAAGCATTGTCATGGCCGGTGGTCTTCCGCGTGTCACTAGCGCTTCGGTCACGATGTCGAATCTACGGCTGACTGTTGGGGAGTGGATCTACATCGGTGGTGATATTGCCTCGACCACTTTCTCGAGCGGTGGTGGCTTCGCCCGTATCCGTAATATTACCGCGGCGTACCTTGAATTAGATAAGACCGACTGGGTTGCGACTGGCGATGCCGGTACCGGTAAGACCATCCAGCTTTACTTCGGAACGACTGTTAAGAACGAAGCGGATCCGAACCTAATCAAGCGTCGTACCTACCAGATCGAACGTACCCTAGGCGCGGACGCCATTGGCGTCATGTCGGAATACCTCATCGGGGCCTGCGCTAACGAATTCACCCTAAACGTTAAGACCGCCGATAAGGTGACCGCCGAGATGGCCTTTGTGGCCCTCGATAACGAGCAGCGTAACGGTACGACTGGTATCAAGGTCGGTATCCGGCCGCCCCTGAGCGGTAGCGATCCGTTCAACACTTCGAGCGACTTCAGCCGTATCAAGATGGCCCTTGTTAGCTCGACCGACCCGGCACCTACGGCGCTGTTCGCGTACGCAACGGACATTAGCATCAAGCTCTCGAACAGCGTGACGGATGTTAAGGCTATCGGTACTCTAGGTGGTTTCGATACCGTGGCTGGTAACTTCGTTGTAGACGGTAAGATTACCGCCTACTTCGCGGATGTCGCCGGTGTACAGGCGGTTCGTAACAACGCCGACGTGACCCTCGATATCTGCATGGTTAAGAAGAACGCCGGTTATGTGTTCGACTTACCGCTGATTTCTCTAGGTAACGGTGAACTGCAGGTTGTTCAGGACAAGCCGATCGAACTGCCCCTGGACATGACTGCGGCTCAGCACCCCGTGCTGCTCCACACGTTCCTAATGACTTCGTTCGCGTATCTTCCGTCTGTGGCCGGCTAGTACACGTACGAACCCGAAGGAGGCCCCGGGTAATGGGCCTCCCTATTTTCAAGCTGCACTGTAGTCCCACCCTAAACCTTGACGAGATCGGACGGTTACTATAATGTCGCTGTATAAGCAATTCGCTACCAGTGAGAATCAGGAGAAGGACGGTATCTTCCTCGAGTACGGTAAGAACAGCAAGGGTCTTCCGATCCGTATTAAGATTGCACGGGCCGGTGGTTCCAATGCCAGGTTCTCTAAGGTGCTCGAGAAGGAGACTAAGGCTTTCCGTCGTCAGATTCAAACGGAGACTCTAGATGAGGAGACTGGCCAGGCTATTCAACGCCGGGTGTACGCTAAGTCTATTATCCTCGCTTGGGAAAACGTTGAGGATAGTAAGAATGTGGCTCTTCCCTTTACGGAAGAGAACATTATCAAGGTCTTAACCGATCTACCTGACCTATTTACCGATATCCGCGAGTGTGCGGCTAAGGTCGCCCTGTTCCGTGCTGACGCCCTCGAGGCTGACGCAAAAAACTAGCCGAGGTCCTCCTTTACTCCCTTGAGTTAGGACCTAGAGAAAAAGTAATACTAGATCAGTGCTATAGGTCACGGCAGCCTATACCCGACAGAATTAAAAATGCACCAGAGCTCCTTGAAGGCTTAGAGTTTTTCTACACGGCCTTCTTGGAGCTTTCTTCTTGCCGTAGCATTGGGTTTGGAATGGGACCAATCCCGTGGCTAGCTGTCGTACGTTACGCTGAAGTCTACGATATAGATTTAGACCAGTTAGCGGATCTAAGTTTTCATGTCCAGCATTTAGACGGTGTATACCTCGAGTGGCAGAATCAGCAGACGGAGTCTAAAGCATAGGTCATGGCTAATAAGCTAACTTTTGGTGACTATGCAAAGAAGCTCCGTATGTATGCTAAGGGGGCCGAGCGCTTTGGTGACTCTGTTACCAAGGACGTAGCTCGAACTGTTCTTACAACACTAGTCACGGCTACACCGGTTGACACCAGCCGAGCTAAATCTAACTGGCAGGTTGGTCTCGGTAGTATACCGACTCAGTATAAATATCCTAAGCCCTTAAAGCCAGCTTCTCGTTCTGCGGGAGGTTCTGAGGCTCTAAGTGAGGGTTATAGCACCATTGCGAAATACGTAGGCTTCGGTATACTCTATATTACGAATAATGCTCCCTATATCAAATACCTTAATACGAATAGACCTTCAGCACAAGCTCCTCCAGGTTTCATAGAATCGGCGATGATGAACGCCCGTGAAGCTATTCGTAGTCGTAAGAAGGGCCAGAGCAGTTTGATCATGGGTGTCGGTGCGGAACGTCTTGGAGCTGACGCGCCTATCCAAGCCCTCGGCTTAAAGCCTCCGACGAAAGCATCGAGCCGCAAACGCGGCCGCCGTTAAGGGAGTTTGAATGGCCGACGAAACAATTCTTATATCCATATCCGAAACTGGTTCGCGTGTAGTTGCGCGGAGTTTCGAGGATGTGGCTAAGTCTGCCGAAAAGGCCCAGTCGGTTATATCGGAGTTGCAGGGAGATCTAAAAAACCTTTCGTTTAAGCCCGGTTCGGAACTGGGAAAACAGTTTACCGACCTTACAAGTCAAGTAGGTACCAGTTCGACGGCGGTTGGAAAACTACGGGATCAATTAAATTCCCTACGGGGTAAGGCCCCCGGAGAGATCACTAAGGACCTGGAAGGCCTGGCGAAAGAATTTGAAAGTGTGATGGGGTTAGCCACACAGTTTAAATCTGTGCTGGCTTCGATGGCCGCCCCTACTCTTAAGGGGGCTGTGGGTGAACAGGGTGAGATGTTCGGTGCTAAGATGGCGCCTGCCCCGGTCATTGTACCACCGCCTGTTCAACTACCCCTACCGAATGTTCCTCGGCCTAAGCTTCCCGATCCTTGGGACGAGCCTCCGCCTATTCCTAAAGACAAAGGAATGGCGGAGTACGAAGCTAAGATAAATCAGATCCGTGCGGAATTACTTAAGGTTGAACCAAGGACACTTATTACTGAGTGCTCTAACCAGTTAGTCCAGCTTGGGGATAAGACTAAGAAGCAGTTAGACCTACTGGCACAGTTAAAGGTCGCTAATAAAGATTTAGGTACTACTGGGCAAATGGATATGTTTGCCCGGCCCGAAGTAGTTCATCCTCCGGATACAAAAGCACACTATCAAGATGTTGTTAGGCAACGTGAAGTTGAATTAGCCACAACTAACGCCATGCGCCCACCCCAGCGTGAATTCGCTACGGGTGGTGTTCCTTGGAACGAAGAGGTAGACCGTAATTCCCGTGGCTTCGCTATTAAGCGGATGACGGACGAGGCTGAGATACTTTCGGTTAAGCTGCGTCAGCTTGGAACTGTAGGTCAACAGTCTCTAGGCTTCATGCCTCTAATGGAAGCTCAATTAGGAGGTACTGCCCTTAAGGCTAAAGAAGCTGCCGAGAACATTCAACAACTTACGTTGAATCTACAAGGTGGTAGACTCGCACCCACTACTCCGACGATCCCTGGAACTAAGCCCAAAGATGTAAATCAGGAGATTAAGGACGAACTAGCTTCCCGTGATGTTGGTCGTAGGGCGTTTGCCGGTTCTCCGATCGAGGAACAACGTATCCTAGCGGAAGCTCGGGCCTTACGTGAGAAGACGAAGGCTACTGAAGAACTAGCCGCGGCGCAAACTAAAGCCCAGATGAGTCTTAATCTGACGGCTCCCGGTGCTGATAAGCAAGCTTTGAAGGGTCAGACTAAAGAAGAACTTACTACCCGTCAACTTGACTTTACAGATAAGTCGACCGGCGTAACATGGTTGGAAGACTCCGCCCGGCAGGAACGTTTCCTACAAGAGGCCGCTTCTCGCGCCGGTACTGTGGCCACCGAAGTTAAGACTATCTCTACCGCGGCCAAACTAGCCTCTGCTGGTGTAGGCCAACTAACCCTTGATTTCGATAGGGCTGGTACGGCGGCTGGTAAACTCGGACAAGCTACAATGAGCGGTACTGGTAAGCTTTCAAACGAGATACAGGCGACGACTACCTCTATCGACGCTTACATTGCTCAACTAGATCGTGAAGTAGCCGCCTTGAATAAGGAAGGTGACGCTCTAGCTAAGGGGGTAGCCTCCCATAAGGAATATCAACGTAGTGTCCAGATGGAAGGGGCTTATACCCGTGTCGCTGAAGCTACAACAGCCCCGGGTCAGGCAGTTCAACCTCTCAACAATACTAATCGGGAACTTGTTAGGAGCCGTGTCGAAGAGCGACAGGCCGTTGTAGCCTTAAATGCCGAGATGGCTAAGTTGAACTCGTTGTACAATTCTCCGGCGCCGGGAGTTAGTACGGCTCGCCAGGAAGCCGCTAACCGTCTATACCGGGAAGGTACAATCACAGCCCAGCAGTATAATAACGCGATCTACGGAACAGGCCGGGCATTAGCTTCGACGACTGCCGGATACAACTCTCATGCCAGGGCCGCCCAGCAGGCCACTAGTTCTGCCGCTCATTTCGTTCGCCAACTCTGGTATATCCGGATGGCGGCCGAAATGTTTGCGGGCTTCCTAATGATTCGTGAGTTAAAGCAATCGGCTGACGGTTGGATTAACGCCAGTAACAGCGTCCGACTTTCAACCTCAAGTGTTAAAGAGGCTACGGCTGTCCAGGAAGAACTAGTCCAAGTCGCTTTACGTACTCGTCAACCGTTTGACGACGTCGTTACACTCTACCGTCGTATCTCTATGGCCTCCCTAACCGTTGGCGCTTCACAAGCTACGGCCATCCAATTTGTAGAGAACGTCGGTAAAGCCTTACTCATTCAAGGTACCAGTGCTGACGCTGCGAGAGGTTCCCTCTTACAGTTAGGTCAGATGCTAGGTATGGGTAAGATTCGTATGCAGGAGTTTAACTCGATTTCAGAAAATACACCTAGAATCTTAAAGGGTATAGCCGATCATCTACAGGGTGGTAGTAAGTCTATTGTGATGTTTCGTAAGGCCGTAGAAGAACAGAATCGTCGTGGTGGTGGTCTAAACTGGAAGCAGCTTATTAAGGGTAAGGAAGAAGAAACTATCGATTCGTCGGTAGTGTTTAAGGCTTTCTTGGCAGATACAAGTCAACTTGATAAAGAAGTCGACACCGTTCAGAGATCGTTCGCTCAAGGCTTTAACAACCTATCTACGAATGTTACTAAATTCGTAGGAGAGATTAACGAAGCTTATAAGATTTCCGATAAGTTTAATACGATGATCGATTGGTTAGGCGGTAACCTCGATAAACTAGCGGCCAGTCTAGGTACGGTAGCCGCCGCACTAGCCGCATTAGCCATTCCCGCGGCCCTTTCTGGTATATCTAAACTGATTGGTCAAACAGCGCAGGGTGCTGCCGTTTCTGCTCTACCGGCATGGGGCGTTACACCGCTTACAGCGGCTGGTGGAGTCGCGACTAGAGGGGCGGTGGGGGCTGCAGCCGGTGGAGCCGTCGGTTCCGGTATGCTTGGCTTTATGTCCGCTAACCCGCTAGGTGTTAGTGTAGCTGCTTTAGCGGCTTTGACCGCAGGTCTATACCTCTTTAGGGATAATATCGAAGTAGCCGGGATTACACTAGGTGACGTATTTAGGACACTCGGTAAGATTGTATCCGATACGTTCCCCTTCTTACAGAAGCTCGGATTCGGCGCCCCGGAGCCTGTGGCCACCGCGTTACAGGTACCGTCGGTTGTTCCGCGTTCTGAAGAGGGAGTAGCTTGGGGCTATAATCCTAAAGACGACGCCTCGATGACGAGTCATCCTTACGGTAAGGATATTATCGATGCGGCTAAGCAGTTCGATGTAAGCGTACATCTTATAGCGGCCGTAATGAAGCAGGAGTCTAATAATAATCCAAACGCTCTTTCACCTGTTGGAGCGATTGGCTTAATGCAGCTGATGCCAAAGACTGCTGCGGATTTGGGTGTTAACCCAAATGTTCCAAAGAATAATATCGAAGGAGGTACGTCTTACCTCCGTGAGCTATTAAATAAATTCGATGGTAGTGTAGAGAAAGCCCTAGCTGGTTATAACGGCGGACCTAACCGGGCCGATAAAGTTAACGGTGGAAAACTCTTAGATAAGACTAAGGATCTAACTACCGTCTTCGATCAATTAGCCGATGAAACTAAGCTTTATATCGCCTTAATTACACGCGATCTAAATAAGAGGGCCGGTTATAAGACTGACGTTTTCAAGGATAATACTAGTCCTACGAGCGGTTCTACTCTTCAGAATACAATAGCTAAGACGGTACAATCTACTCTAGTCCAAGGACAGGCCCCGGGCAGCGGAGCTTCACTAGCCTCTTCTCCTCAGGCCTCTTCTGTAACATCTAGTATGTCGTCGCATAAGCCTCAGGGTATCGATCCTATAGAGGCCTTGAGCGGTTGGGATAAACTACTCGTCTTTATTGAACGTAAGATTTATAGCCTCTTTGAATGGATTACAAAGGCGACGATAACAATCTTTAAGGGGATCCTGAATGGTATTCTGGGTAGTGTAGACTATGTAGCTAATCTTATTCCTCTACTACTCCGTAGCATACCTAGTGTACTCACGGATATCTTCTCACAAGCTCTTAGCGGCCTAGCCCAGTTAGCCGCTCCTATCATAAATACACTTATAGATGGGCTAAACTCTGTAGCCCAAAGTGCTATCTTTAAGAAACTCTTTGGCACTACGGCAACCATTACTCCAGTTAAGTTTGAAGTAGAAAATAATGCTAAGGGTTCGTTCGATAAACTCTTAGCTGATATGGAGAAGTTAAAGACTTGGTCCTTCAGTGGTGATCGTATTGGGGATTGGACCGATGGCGTAATGTCCCAGTTAGATGGGCTTATTTCTAAGTTCCGGGAGACGGCTAAAGCCCGTACAGACGCCGCTAATAAGGGGACTAAGGACGATATCAGTAAAGATGCCAAGAAACCCATCTTTGCTTTAGACAAAGGCAAGATTGAAGAATACAAGCGCGGCCTAGAAGAGATTCAGAAACAGATGAGTCCTGTCTTTGCAGCTCAGATCCGCCTAGACCAAGCTAAGGGATTATTAGACGCCTCTGCAGCCCTGCCGGTCGCCGCCCCTGTTGTGCAACCTGACGGTACTGTTACACAAGAGACGCTTATTACGATGGCAGAGCGTAACAGGTTACTCGCCGCTTATGTGGAACATTCTAAGGAAGCCCTATTCCCACTTGAGACATTAGAAGCCGCTCTTGAACGCGAGATTAGTATTTACAAGGGGTCCTCCGCAGCCCGTAAGGGCTTACTTCAAGCTATGGAGGATGAGCTTAAACTTAAACGGGAGCTTGGCCACGTACCTACAACTAATGAGCTTGCAGCCCAGTCTCGTATTAATAAACTACAGGAAGAGAGGGCCGAGTATAAGCGTATAGCACAGGAAGTAGACCGTCTCTATAGTACGATTAATCGTCGTGCCGAAAAGCCTAAGGTCCAAGAACAGGTTAACAAAGAAGTGTTAGAGAAGTCTACAGCTCAGTTGATTAAAGATAACACCCCTGTAATTGGTCACGTGAATCCGGTTAGCGACTGGGAAACCGGAAATACGTATGCTACTCCAATCTTTGGTCAAACGGATTGGGGAGCGGTGGAATCTGGGATACAGAGTGTTAAGATGGACCTCCGCGATTTACAAGCGGAAGCTAATATACAGTCCGGAGAAGGTACCTTCTTCGACGGTATGCTTAAACAGATCGACCTACTTAGCCGACGTACCACTGACTTCGCCCGTCAGTTAGGCTCCACCTTTGCGAAACCCGTCACACAGTTAATAGATGGTATTGGTACGGCGTTCGCAAGAGCTATTGTATTCGGTGAAAACCTAGAAAAGACGTTAGGTGATATATCTCGTAATATCCTAGCCGAATTACTTAGCTCCTTAATTAAGATTGGCCTACAATTCCTCGTTAACAGGGCTATAGCCACTATGGGTATGGCGACCGCAACGGCAGCCGGAGCTACCATGGCCGCCGAAACGGGGGCCATGTGGGCAGGACCGGCAGCTCTTGTGAGTATCGCGACCTTCGGCGCGGCTGGTCTAGCGGCTGACGCATCGATGCTCTCTACCGCGGCTATCGCAGCAGCTATCGGTGGGGCTGGAATGAAGTCTGGCGGTTACACCGGTGATAGTCCCGTTAATAGTGTAGCGGGCTTCTATCACGGTCAGGAGTATGTACTTAACGCCACCGCTACTAAAAAGAACCGCCCTCTCTTAGAAGATCTAAACAAGGGCAAGACCATTACACCCGAGATGTTCAGGTCGTATAGCTCGTCTACTAATTCGACATTCCAGAATAAGTCTACTTACCAAGCTCTAGATACAACTTCTACGGTAAAGCGTGATCTTATCTCTACCGGTTATATGGTCGGTGGCTACACCGGTGATGGTCCTACAGGTGAAGTAGCTGGACTAGTCCATGGGCAGGAGTATGTTGTTAATGCCGAGGCTACCCGGCGCTACCGTCCAATGCTAGAGGCTCTAAATAGGGGGTCCTCTGGTGCGGGTGGTGGGGGATCCCCCGGTAAGGCGGGCGCCAGCGGAACCCAAGTTAACGTGAAAATTGAGAATTACACACCTTCCAATATCAGTGTTGAACGTAATGGGAACGATATTCGGATTATCGCCCGCGAAGAGGCCCTGGCCGCCGTCCAGACGCATACACCTAGCATTGTGGCCAGAGATATTATAAACGCTAATAGTCGAGTCAGTAAGGCCCTCTCGTCGCATACTACGACTGGACGGAAGCGCTAATGTCTATAGCCCTAGACCTTACACCGGAAGAATCAGGTTATAGGATTACATTTGAGGCTGATGTAATAAAGTTCGCTGTTGAAGGAGGCTTCTCTAAATTCCGGAGGGCTTCAATTAAGCCTATAAATAAAACATTGCCTCATATTGACGTTACATGGTATTGTAATGCTCAAGAATACGATTATATTCGTGCGTTTTATAGGTTAGTCCAGTTTACGGCATCAGCTTTTCGGATCAATTTATTGGTAGACGATCCTACAATATCTGAGCATACTGTACAATTCGTAAAAGGTACGATGAAGTTGGCGGAGATTCACGGAGATCAGTATCTTGTTAAGGCTACTTTAGCTATCGTTTCCTAACTGTTCCACCGCTTGAAGGAGTATCCGATGAAGTTTAATAAGAAGTTCGCAGTTGTTGCCCTCGCCCTAGTTCTTCCGCTGTTAGCCGTGGCCGGTGGGAAGTATTCGTATCTTTCGGCTAAGGTGCTTGGTGAGATTTTCGGTAATACGGCGTTCTCGGCTCCGGTCAATACCTATGTCGGGTTATTCTCGACGTGCCCTGCGGCTGGTACCGCCGGAGTTGAATTTAATAGCGGTTCGCAACCCGGATATACTACTCGTTCGGCGGCTATCGCTAATGGTACCGGTTGGACACACGCGACCAACGGTGCGTGCACCACTAGCCAGGCGCCGTTTACCTGCTGCACTGGTTCCGGTACCGGTAACTGCAATACCTACACGAATACCGACGAGTACGTTAATGCCGGTTCCATTTCCGGTAGCGCCGCCTGGACTAACAGCAGCGGTACTTCGTGGTCCGTTCAGTGCTTTGGGATTTACGATGCAGCTACCGCCGGTAACCTACTCTACTGGGGTGCTGTGAATAACGCCCCTGTAGCCGTTACGCAGAACTCGACGGCGTCGTTTACGGCAGGGGCGCTTCACGTTACAGAGCAGTAATCGGTGCCACTATGAAGATCCTTCTAGTGGCTCTAGTAGTCGTCCTTTGTTCATGTGTTCAAACTCCTCCCACTAAGTTAAGCGGTGATGCTAAGGGGGCCAGTAACGCAGGTCAGAAGGAGAAGACTACCGGAAAAGTTACTCCGTTATCTGGTACGGCCCGCGCGGCTAGTTCTACCGGTACGAAGTAGTTTCCGGAGGTTTTCGTGCCTGTTCAGATTGGTGGAGTAAAGGTTTGGGGTTCAACCACTCCAAACGCTTTTGTGACGCCTACCGTCGCCGGCCAGGCTCTTACTCCTGTTCAGGCCAACAGTTCAGGTTATTGGGAATCACCTTTACCCTTCGGACTTATACTAGAAGCAACGGCTGCGGGTAGGGCCACCGTTAGTGCTCAACTAGACACTGGTGGAGCTGGTGGAACAACGTCGGGTCACGCAGATGTAAGTGGGATTCTATCCACTGAACGGAAAACAACAGGCGCGGCAGGTGGTTTAGGGGGAACCACCGCCGCTCTTGGTGTTTCTACTGGCCTAGGTGGTACAGCGGGTGGCCACGGTAACGAACTAGGTCCGATATCTACAACAACACCGGGTCAAACTCCGTTACAAGCTACGGCTGGTGGTCGGGCCGGTGCTACGGCCCCGTTGTCTCAGGTTGTTCCTCTCTCTGGGACCTCCGTGGGGCACGCCGGTGGACAGGGAACCGCGGCAACTTCTGGTCCACAGGGTGGTACCGCCGCTGGTCAGGCTGGATCTTTTGGGACTCTATCGACGGGCTCCGATGCGTCTATGGAATTCCCGGTTGAAGGGTCTACTGTTGGGGCCTTGGTTACATTCAGCGGCGTCGTCGTTCCTAACGCGACGATTGAGATACATTCGGCCGGTGCGGTTATCGTAGACTCGGCCCTCTCCGGGGCTGCCGGTGGTCAGGCCGATACTACCAGTGCACCAGCTACTACAGTATCTCTTGGTGGTTCGGCTGGAGGCCTTGGCTCTGGTGGCAGCGGAACCCAGACGGGGGCTCCGGCGCCTATCGCGGGAAGCGGAGCTGGGATTGCGGGGGCAACCTCAACCGTCAGTATTTCAGGTGGTTCGGTTTCGAACACACTTGCAACACCGACCGCTGGTCAGACTACATCGGCCTCCGTTACGTTCTCGGGTACCGCGGCGGCCGGATCAACTGTTACTATTTACGATACGGGGACATAGCTATGGCTTTACTTGGGTCCACTACGGCTGACGGGGCAGGAAATTGGTCCATTCCGGATGTAGCTATGGCCGGGGGTGCTCAGTCTGTTGATATGAAAGTAAACGGTACGGTGGTAGTCTCCGGTAGGTCCTTTACGGTGGAAGATACTCTTCCCTCAATGAATGCGTTTAATCTCTACGCCAATGACACAGCCCATCTCGGGGCTCGTATTCTGATTAACAATCTTAACGCAACGCATGCTGGCGGTATAGCAGGATACTTAATTACAGAATCCGCTACTAAACCGTCCCCCGCAGATCCTAAGTGGGTAGCTACTGTGCCAACTTCCTGGATTGCGGAGGGTCGTGGATCCGTAACGTTCTACCCATGGGCCAAAGACGCGGCTGGTAATATTTCGGCCTTATTCGCGAGTCCTCGTACTCTAACTATTCAAACCACTCCCAGCGTTGTCCTCTATGAAGATTTTGCATCCAATACTCTAGGTCAGTTCTCTATTGTAGCAGGTGCCCCTACGGTTTCGGCTGGTATAGTCACCATGGCTGGCGCGGACGTTATTAAGGCTAGTATTACCGGAATGCAGGACGCTCCTTGGTATCTCGAATTTAGGTGCGCCGCTAGGACCACGAATAGTATCAATGGCTCCGGACTATTTTCCTTGCTGTCTGGAAGCACTTATACTACCGCCGCAAGCTTGCAGACTCTATTATCCAATACAAACGGATTCTCTGCTGGGTACGACTCTGAGCTAGGGACTTGGTCTGGTATTAGTGTAGCTGGTGGTTTAGAACAAATTAATCTAGTTCCAACTCCGTTGGTAAATAAACTATACAGGATAGAATTCCGACTGGGAACGAGTGCTACTTTATCTTTCATAGATGGGATTCAAAACGTAACCTTAAATACGGCTGGTGCTTGGCCTACTCCGGCGAGCACGTTCTTATACCTCTTCGGATCCGGACTAATTTACGACATTAAACTAGGTGGCTTATCATACTAGGTATGGATATGGCCCTCCCTATACTACTAGATAGATTGATGGTACGACTGAAGTATTGGGACCAGGATCTAGGTCTATGTGTAGTTCAGGAGTGTGGGGGACGTACGCTAAATATGTATCCGAACGCGATGGTGTTAGAGGTTTTTGTCGGTACCGCAAACGTATCCACGGCAATCCTTCGTTATGAAGCCCACCCTGCTGTGGCCAATGTCTGGTTCGAGTCATTAGTGGAGACACAATAATGGCCGTTGTAATTCCTATCGAGGGTTCTCAGGCCCTAAGTCTTGCACTTATCGCGTCCTTGCCGGGCGGTATTTATTTAGCGGCTCTAACGGATAGATCCGATACTACCACGTTGGCGAATATGGCGGAAGTTACTGCCGTAACTGGGACATACTCTCGAATTAATTGTCCACAGTTGAATATGACTGTTGTTGCAGGCCAGTTTACGTGCTCGGGGAACTTTGAATTTACTGGATTTACAGCCGCCGTACCTATCCGGTATATCGGACTTGTCACGGTTGCCTCCGGAACCTCCGGAGCCTTAATCGCCATTTTAGAACTAGGCCATAAGACAAGGCTGATGAGTGATACTGGAGATATCTTACGAGTATCTAATCCGTCTTTTCGGTTCACCTAATGAGAATCCCATATCTTGTAAGTACAGGGAAGTACCGTGGGGATGATCCCACTAAGGAAGGTGTACCCTCGGGTCTCGAAGCTGGTGATGTAGTTATAGCCTTCATCACCGGAACTAGCTCGGCTCCTACAGGTTGGACCCTAGTCCCAGGAGCTTCAAATTCTGCGGGAGGAACTTCAACTTTCTTCGCTATTTGCTACAAAGTATTAACTGATGAAAACGTCGACATAGCCCATAGTACAGGCTATATTATTATGGCGGCCTATAGAGATTGTGATCCCACAGCCCCGATAGAGGTTGTGGGTTCGCTCGCTACGGCCACAAGTCCCGACATCACTGTATACACGGATCTAGTTGTTCCTTCAATTACGACTTTAGGGCAGAACAGCCTTGTTCTGTTATTAGCCCATAATTACGAGTTTAGTTATGACTATGATACTCTGAGTACGTGGTGGACTACGCCTGTAGGTCCTCCGCTATCTACAGATATTTTGTTAGGACCTGACGCACTCAACCACGGGTTAGGTATATGGAGTATGGTGCAACCGAGTGCAGGGCCTGTTCCCTCATCTACAATTTCTGTAGAAGGTACCAAACAAGGCCGTTATATTTCGCTGCGGGCTTCCTCCTCTGGGCCAAGAACATCTGTAGATACAGCCCACGCTTCGGCTACTACGACTAATGTTAGGCTCCCTAACTATCAAACTTCCAAACGCAAATACCATGGGGCCAGCGATGCGGCTCTTCCCAGACAGTATTCTCACTTACGGTCGGATGTCTTTTCGGCGTGGAAGTATACGATGGGGCACCCGGATTTCTTAGTCACGGTAAATGATTCTGGATTAATAATTAACTCTACATTTACGGGTCCCGCTAGTGATCCGACCCTAGGAGTCCCTGGAGGCCCCCTTTACCCAACTGCGGCAGAGCAGTGGCCTGCGTTTGCCGGAAAGAAAGTAATCCGTTTTAATCCCGGTAAGGGGGTATTCGGGCCCAGCACGGATAATTCGGCTGGATCCGCAACTCACGGGACCTGCTGCTCCGGTGTCATTTTGGCTAACGCTAACAAACCGGACTACGTAGGATCCTCACCTCTAAAGGCCGGGCCTGTTGGCGTCGCTCCTGAATGCTCCTTGTTTAGCTGTAATGGTTTCTCTTGGCGGACGGAACTAGCCCCGGGAGAAACTTATGTCACCATTGTGGCTCTAACAGAGGGCCTGATAATGGGTTCCCTGTTGGGGGCTAAAATTTCGAATAATTCCTGGGGCTCTGCGTACACTTCTACCGGTGGATTATTGGCGGAGTATAGGACAACATTCGACCTGCTCCGAGATCGCGGCGACGCAGCCCTATTTGCCGCGTGTAATTACTCTACGGGCATGTCGGGAAGTCCCGGAAATCTTTGTAAGGAATATGGATTTTTGTCTGTTGGATGTCTAGAGACCACCCGGCTTGACGAGCGTGCTTGCTATTCAAATTACGGTCCTAAGGTTAATGCGGTGGCTCATGGACATCAGATTCTAGCCTCTGTCTACCACCAGGCTGGAACTGGGATCGCAACGTCCGGAGCTATAGATAGCGATTTCGAGTGGTTCACTCCTTCTAATCCAAACAACGCTCTAGTGGACTACACCTATTTTAACGGTACGTCTTCTGCTACCCCCTTTTCAGTGGGAATTTGTGCCCTAATCGGTTCAGCTAACATGGATTTAACGGGGCTTCAGATCTGTCAGATAGCTAAAGATACTTGGGATAAGCCTCAGAATCCAGATTTTACAACATTATTTCCTGAGTTACCGGGTATTTGGAATGCAGGAAAGGCCGTTAGCAAGGCGCTGTCATTAGTCCCGGAGTTTGCAGGACATATCTTTCCTTACTGCAATTTCTTTAAAAGAGATATCATGGGGCGGTATATTCCCATTCTTATCAGTGATGCTGTAGTTTGGAGCTCGGGGGTTCCTACCGTTCATCTCCATGGAACTATATATGTAGAGCTCATAGCCTATTCTTCGGATCCTATTACCTCCTTGGAATTATGGGCCGGATCTACAATGGTTTACCAAGGAGGGGCTAGAACTACATGGGACTCGCTAATCCCTTTGAACTCCGGACTTCTAGCTGGGAATCTTCTAAAATTAGTTGCTAGAACCTCTACGCTTACCGTCGAGCAGGAGTATGTCGACGTTATTGGTCACACCTCTGCAGCTGCTGCTCCACTTACCACGGTTTCGTGGCCTACCGCCACCCGTGGTACTATCATACTGTCGTCTGTTAGTGAGAATGCTCCTGTAACAATTAGGTACCGGTGGGGTTCTGGAGCGTGGAGCACGTATCTTGCTCCGCTTACGCCCCAGTCGGGAAAGCTACAATTCTACGGGATTGATATCTCCGGTAACATTGAAGGAGGAGTTTATGATCCGGTATAAGCTCCCATATCAGAGCACCTTGTTTGGTAGGCAGCATACGTTCCAGCGGTCCCATGTATACGAGGCGTGGACAATAGGTACGGGAGCGGCAACCTTTCCTATTGGACTTATATGTGCTGAATATCCTGGCGAGGCTGGATCCTACCCTAACTTCTTTCCCAACACCCCTGAACTAACAGGTAAGGTTATAGCTGCTCGGAATATCTCCACCGGCGGGACTAATATCAATAGTGGCCGTGGTGGAGGTAGCTACTCTATCAATCCGGCTGTTACTCTTGTAGGTAAGGGTGGAACCGGACGGTTATACGGTGTTGCCCCGGAAGCTACTCTAGCGACGGCAGTAGATGGGATTCAGCTCGCCATGGGTGTAAGTGCCTCGGCGATGGCAGCTGGGATAGATTTTCTCGTTGCATCAGGCGCTCGTGTAATCGTCACCGTCCATCCAACAGCCCCGGCTGGTCCTACCGTTACCGGCTCGGCTGTAGCCCTTGCCGTTGCCAATGCGTGGTCGGCTGGATGCCTAGTCGTTTCTTATATTGGAGACGATGAAACATTTATAGCTAATCCAACAGCTACCGCCTACAGCCCTAGTGATGCCCCGCACGTTCTATGTGTTGGAGGAGTTAGGATTGACGATGAGGCCCGGTGTGTCTTTAGTATGCTGCATCCCGGATCCACCTACCGAGGCCAGTACGGACCTCGTGTAGACATACTGGCCTCTCAGATCCATATGGGAATTTCGGCTATTCACGAAAACGGTAAGTTTCCCTTTCCTGGAACAGTAGGTTTTTGGAACCCAAATCTGATTAATATCGCCTCTGTGGTTGGTGGTGTTGCTCAACTTGTGTGGGCGAAAAATCCCTCACTAACAAATGAACAGGTTAGAAATATACTAATCTCGACAGCTACCAGACCTAAAAAGGGATGGAAAGTAGATATGTTTTACAATACTGCCGCAGGGGTCGGTGTAGTTGACGCAGAACTCGCCGTACTGAAGGCTGAATCAACGCTCCCAGGAAATAGCAATAAAGTCTTTCCGTATCTACGCCTCAAGGGGCGTGGGGAGACGCATACAGATGACTGGTACAATGTTGCTCATAACGATATTGGGATCGAAGATACGCATTCCGAAGGGTTGCTTCATATAAAAGTTCGTGGTACTGTAAGTGTTGACCTCGGAGCTTTCTGTTCTTCCGATACAGTAAACCAAGTGGAGCTATGGCTTAACGGTACACGCGTATATCAGGGTCCACCTGTTTCCAGATGGACCGATAACGCCTATCAATTAACCTCATGGGGTGACGATTACTGGCAGGTACGCGTAGTAGCCAGAACTGTAGGTGGTCTGGTTGGAACTAGAGACTACCTGGCCGATGTTGATTCTCAGGTAGGGGTGGTTTCAAATCAGCATTGTATTGTGGTAGACGGTGGTACCATATCATTGAATGCACCGTTAAACCCTGACACCGGTCTGGATATTCAAACTGTGAATTCTCTGACTCGTCCCCTACAGTTGCAGCTTGACGCCACTTCTCCGACAGGTGGTCAGGTGGAAGTTCTAGTTAACGGTGTTGTAGTAGATACACTTACACTTCCGGCTACTCCATGAAGGTTATAACTACCCTCACGTTACCGCTAGGTAATGCAACTCTATCCTTACGGGTAGTACCCGGATCTGGAGCCATTACTGTTAATGACGTGACGGTAGAATCTATACGTATACCGCTTTCCGGGACCGCTTCCGGACAGGCGACTGTATCTAGTCCTACGGTAACAACTCAACTTCCAACAGCGACGTCATTAGGTGGTGTGTCTGCCGGTCATGGTTCCGGAACAGCCGGTGTGACGAGTACAGGGCCTACTTCACTAGCCGGTACCGCTGGTGGTCGCGGTGCTTTAACGTCCGTACTCTCGTATACTGTACCTACACGGCTATCCGGTACAGCCTCCGGTCATAGTACAGTAGTAGATATAACGGCTACGGCCGATGTACTAGATACCTCTGGTACATTACTCTCGTTTACTAGCACTGATAATTCAACGGTTTCACTTAAACTAGCACCTATCCACTTCGTAGGTACAGACGGAGGTACAGCTGCCATTCAAATTGTACCTACCGGTTATTTCGGGACGAACCCAAGCAGTATTCCACTTTCAGGGGTAGCTTCTGGTCACGCGGGTGCTGTGGCCACAGGGCTACAGACCGACGTTCTACTAGGGGGTACGTCTGGCGGACATGCGGATGTAACCGGAGAGACTACCGGTCCTGTTCCTTTGGGAGGTACCGCCGGAGGTCATGCCGGAGCTACGGCCTTACCTCATACATCTCGTACCGTAGACCTTACAGGTACAGCCGCGGGTCATGCTTCCACTAAAGACGATATTCGAACCTACGGGCCTGTTGGTCTAGGTGGTTCAGCTTCGGGTCATGCTTCAGTAGCTACGGATTCTCCGGCACGGAAGCTATACCTTGTTCCACTGCAGGACGGATATACCGTTACCGATAAAGACGACGAAGTTATCAGTATCGAATATGGAATTGGTCTAAGTCGGTATAGTCCCGGTATCCAAAATTCCTCGTCTATTGTAACGGCTAAATGGAAGCTAAATCCCACAGACTATAAAATTTTCTGGTTACTCTACGGTAGACTTCGAGATTGTTCTCTACCGTTCCAGGTTGATCTAATACTAGATTCTTCCACTCCTTCTGAATGTACGGCTCGTTTCCTTCCAGGGAGTGTTCAGGTTGCAAGTAAGATAGGGCAGTATATTACGATTCAGGCAACAATGGAAGTTTTCCAGACACGTAAGGCTATTAGCGAATACGCTGCTATAGTCCTGAATGGTACTACAGACCAAGCTACTATTGACGCCTTGAACTTCCTGATTAATAATCAGCTTCCTGGTTTACTCCCGGGTTAATATGAGTCTATATACTGAATTTTTCTTAAATTCACAATCAGATGTAGTAGCCCTAGAGCTACTAGAGATTAGTCATCCGAACTTTACTCGTACCTATCGTATAGTTCGTAACGCTATAGAAGGTATAACCGTCGTCCTAGAGGATGCTACTACCTTTCATTTTGACTACTATCCACTTAGGATTACGCCTATTAAATCTAAGGCCGATCTGGATGGTGGTTTCCAGATCGATCTAGGGGATCTTGGCGAGGTTCTTCCGAAGGAACTAGACGCTATAGCTTCTTCTCCTCAGGTTCCGCGTGACTCAGAAACTCAGACTCCTGGTAGTGGATACGCTGAAAAGCCCCGCGTAGTTTATAGGATATATCGTTCGGATACTCTAGAACGTATTCTCGGTCCTATTAACCTAGAGGTAGATAGTTTCAACTTTAAAAGGGAAGGCTCTTCTTTCGAAGCCCGCCTACCTAGACTAAACGTTAATCGTATCGGGGAATACTATACGGTTGATAGATTCCCTATGTTAAGGGGTTTCTTATGACCTCTGTAGATCCCTATCTTTCGCGTATCTATGAAATTAACTCCTATACCTGCCTACATTTCGCTTGTGACGTTTGGGAGGATCTTACCGGGACTAACGTGACCCCCGTGTTTACCGAGATCCTACCCCCAAAACACGGACTTCTTACTAAAAATACGGTGAAAAAGTTTAGCCGTGTACCCCAACCTGTGGATCCGTGCTTTGTACTTATGCGAAATAAGAGCGACACTCCACATATGGGCGTCTATCTCCGTAGGCGCGTCTTGCATCTTACCGGAACAGGTGCTAAGTACGAGTCCTTAGATACACTTCGCGGAATTTATCCCGACATTAGGTTCTACATATGTCCTTAAAAACTATCCTATTAGCGGAGAATCCGTTTGAACCTAGTTCGTGGATTGCATACGAACATGAAAGTCTTGTAGATTTTTTACAAGAGCATTACGAGTCTTTTCCAAAGGGTGGCCGGATCTACCATAACCATGTGGCCAATACCCATGATGTTACTCCCAAGGACGAAGCCTCTACAGAGCACCTGAAGACACTAGAAGGTTCGTTTATCGTTGTTATCTATCCGGCCGACATGGGTGTGACCGCCCTTGTCATATCTATCATAGCTATCGCAGCCGTTATTACGATGGCTATTCTATTTAAACCGGACAAGGAAAGGATCCCTCGTTCTTCAACAAACGATCTATCGGGTAGACAGAATAGAGAGCGCCTTTACGGTCGTATACCGGATATCTTAGGTACTGTACGGTGTACTCCAGATTTAATATCTGTACCGCGTTCTAGATTTATTAATAACCAGGAAGTAGAATTTTCGTACCTATGTATCGGTCGTGGTTCTTACGAGATTGGTGATATTAAAGACGGTAGTACATTAATCACGGATATAACAGGTCTGTCCGCTGAAATCTACGGTCCGGGTAAGCAGCCTAATAGCTCTGAACCAGACCAATTAACCGGGTCCTTAATCGGTGAACCACTCTATACAACACAACGCTACTCGTCTGTTAACGGTCAGGAACTAGTAGTTGAGAACTCGAATGTCTTTAGAGGTATAGCTAACGTCCAATTTTCTGCAGCCGGACAACTAGATTTAATAGGGGCTCCGGAAGAAGATTTCGCCGCTCTCTTTGTAGCTGGCCAGTCGGTTTATATATCAAACGTGATTATCAATCCACCGACAGCCGGCACGTATATCTATTTTACGGCGGATTTTATGGATTGGCCTATTACAGTCCACTTCCCAAATAACGACGCTCCTCCACTTAACGGGGGCGACATACTACAGATTAGTGCGGCGTTTAGTAACGTTCGGAGCTTCGTGTGCTTCGATTATGGATATACGGTACTAGCCCGTACGCCTAACGCTATTATCTGTAGCTACCCCTATAATACTCAAGATTATCCGGTAATTAGTGGAGCTTTTGAAACTCTACTCCAGACTAACTATTACGAATACGATGAAGTTAGTTTACAGACGACCATAGGATCTAACGGTGTACTTGAATGCTTTAACACGACTATTGGATCAGGAGGTATAAATCTAAACGGTACCTATACGATTCTAGCCGTTAGTTATGACTCTATAGTTCTAGATTCACCTAATTCAATTAATCCAGGTTGGGCTAGTATTCCCGGTAAGACTGGTTACCTTAGTCCAGTTATCAGTTCTGTAGGACCAAACTGGATAAAGGCGGTGACTATCGATGATAAAACAGCCACAGCCTATCAGTTAAACTTTATTGCTCCATCCGGTATATATTATACGAATAGAGAGAATCATCAACGACGTTTAGCGGTAGATGTCGAAGTAGAGCTTACACCTTTAGATAACGCCGACGAACCAATCCTTACGGATACTATTCTCCGTACTTCAACATTAATTGGTTCGGCCTCTACAAGATCCCAATGTGCTATTTCGATGTATATCCCTATTGTAGGAACTTCGCTCTTTGGACATAGGGTTCAAATTCGTGTTAGGCGTACTACAGTTAACGATACGGCCCATGAACGGATAACGACGGGATCTACTTCTGTCGTAGATACGGTTAAATGGCGTGATCTTTATTCGTTGGTTGAAGTTCCAGCTACGGTAGATTTTGGGGATGTGACTACAGCCTATGTGTCAACATACGCGACTCTTTCGGCAACGAGTGTTAAAGAGCGTAAGATCAATATGTTAACTACGAGGAAGCTACCTACTCGTATAGGATCAACGAATACTTTCACAACTACCCTATCTCCTACACAGAATGTAGCAGATATGATCTGTGCTGCCTGTTTAGATCTGCATATTGGTCGTAGGGCTATAAGTGAACTAGATGTATCGAATATATACGAGACTATAGCTCTAATTGAGCCTTATTTCGGTACATACCACGCATCTGAATTCGGTCATGCGTTCGATCAGGATAATGAGTCTTTTGAAGAGATGATAACGGTTATAGCCACGGCAGTATTCTGTATGGCTTACCGGAGAGGTAGCTTAATAATGCTATCGTTTGAAAAACAGACAAACGATAGTATCCTACTATTCAACCACCGTAATAAGCTTCCTGGTTCAGAAACACGGACTATATCTTTCGGTACACTCGAGAATTATGACGGTGTTGAACTAACTTATGTTGATCCTGAGGATGAGGCCCCTCTAACATACCGTATTCCACAATACGGCTCTATAAATCCACGTAAGATCGAAGGTCTTGGTATCCGCAGTAAATTACATGCTTATCTTCTTGCTAGAAGGGCCTGGAATAGGATCCAATACCAAAACGTTTCCGTTGAATTTGAAGCTACACAAGAAGCCGAGATCCTTGTTGTACAAGATAGAATCCTCGTAGCCGATAATACTCGTACTGGAACACAGGACGGTGAGGTTATCGGCCAGAACGTACTAGAAGTAGAATTATCCCAGACCGTAACGCTACTTGCGGGTCATACGTATACAATCTTTATCCAACATATCGATGGTTCTATTGAGAGTTTCGTTGCTAGTAACGGTTCGACCGAAAGCAGTGTATTTCTAGACCATGCTCCTCGGTTACCGCTAGCTTTAAATCAAGACCTATATGCTAGGGCTGTCTATCATATCGTAGACAATATTAGTTCACGTGAAAAAGCCTTCTTGGTTTCGGAAAAGGATCCAAAAGATAATTACACGACGACCTTACGTGCTGTAAACTATGATGATCGTTACTACCGGAACGACAGCGATCATCTAAATAACGTCGTAGACGAATATGGTGAGCTTGTCTAACTATGACTATATCCGCTGATACTTTTGAAATCGCGGGGTTGGATGCTCAATCCCTAGCCGATGTTGTCAATGGTCCTGAGTCTGGTCTTGGTAGTATAGTCACTACCAGGACAGGCCGTACCATCGAGACGTTAGCCCATGCTATTAGCGGTATGTCTGCTCGTGTAGGGGATATCGGTCTAGCTCTAGGCAATGCCTCTGAAGCTTTAAGTAAGGCCCAATTAGCCCATCAGGCCGCTATAGACGCCGCAGAGCAGGCCGCCTTAGCCCAGGATGAACTAGGAGCTATAGCTGCCGACGGTATTTTAGTACCTCTAGAGAAACGGATTGTAATCCGAGATTATAATACGTTAATTGGAGAACAAACTCGCTTACTTATTCAAGGTAATTCGTATAATCTTACCATCCAAACAGCTAACTATCAGACCGCTATAGCCGATCTAACAAGCTACCTAGCGACACTTACTTCACCGACTAATTGGGATTCTACACTTGGTCGGACCATTATTGTCGCCAGTACCTTCGAAGCTCGTTTCGCAGCGGTTTACGATACACGTCAAATCCTACTTACCGCTATTTATGAAAAAGCTAAAATCCTAGCGGACCTAGCGATTAATAATGCCGCCTTAGCCTATGCCCTTGGACTTAACGCCGTTAATCTGGCGGGCCTAGCCCAGCAGGCCGCAGAGGACGCGGCCCTCCTAGCCGAAGAGGCGGATCATAAAGCTACTCAGGCTGGTATAGATATTCAAGCTCTCGGTAATCTTACAGCGGCTAAGGCGGGGACATATTTTCAACCAGACGCACCAAGTGAGATTGGCCGTGTTACTGGTGATCTCTGGTTTGATACCGACGATAACTACAAACTCTACCGTTTTGACGCTACACAGCCTGATGGTTCTAAGTGGGTTCTAGCCACAGGTACATCGGCATCCGGGGGTAACAGCACCTTCTATACGGCTACAGCCCCTTCGGAAGAAGGCCGTATTACCGGGGACCTCTGGTTCGATGTAGACAATAATAATCGTCTTTATAGATTCGACGCCCTGCAGGCTCCCGGTTCTAGATGGGTAGATGTTACGACTACCGTTAGCGGTCTATCTACGTTCTACCAGGATAGTGCCCCTAGTGAAACTGGTCGTTTAACAGGTGACCTCTGGTTCGATACTAACGATAACTACCGAGTATATCGTTTTGATAGTACACAGGCTTCTGGTTCACGTTGGGTAAATGCCACGAGTACCGCAACTAGTGGTTCTAAGACATTCTACGCCGCAGACATTACGGCCCGCGATGCCTTAACCGGTCTAGCTACCGGTGACCTCTGCTTTGTGGCCAGTGAGAATAGCCGTTGTTACCGTTACGAATCTGGAACAGGTTGGATCTCGGTTACCCCTGCCGTTACCCCCGGTGTCGGTGTTACGACCGGTATAACCGCGCCGTCTACGCCTAAAAACGGTGATATTTGGTGTGATACTACCGGAGGTAGTAATCTTTTCAAAGTTTGGAACGGTACAGGGTGGATTACACAAAACGAGAACAAGATTACAACCGGCATTACAGCACCGTCTAATCCTACAGGCGGTGATATCTGGAACGATACTAGTGTTAGTCCTACAGTTATCCGGGCTTGGAATGGTACTGGTTGGATTAATCTGATTGCGGCAGGTACCGTAACGGCAGGACACCTAGCCGCACATACGATAACAGCTGAACAGATAGCCTCTGACTATATCTACACGAACACCCTTACGGCCGCTCAGGTTAATGTAGACGGTTTAGATGCAGCCCATATTACAGTCGGTGTACTAGATGCTGCTCGTCTAAATGCCGCCTCTATAACGGCCGGTCTTATCGATGCTGGTAAGATTGTCACCGGTTCACTTGGGGCTTTGGTCGCCTATATCGGTTCTATAACCGCGTCTCAGATTACAGCCGGGTATATTCACGCGGATAGATTACATGCCGATAGCTTTACAGCCGGTACGATTGATGCCTCCAAGCTTACAACAGGTACACTCGGGGCCCAAGTAGGCTACATAGGTACGCTAGCTGCAGAACAGATTACAACCGGTTATCTAGGGGCGGATCGTATCGCGGCCGATACCATTACAGGAGAAAAACTTGTAGCCCGTTCTATTACAACACGGGAACTTGTCTTAACAGATTTTACGAATTTATGCCTCGATCCTAACGGCGAACTACACGATACTTCAACGTATGCCGTAAGTAGCTCTACAGCCGCCACGGCCGTAGACGCCCAAACACTAGTAGATAACTCATTACCCACGGGTAGTTGGGCTATAGCTCAGTCGGTTCGGGATAACTATCTTGGTGAATGGTTCTCTGTAAAGCCTGGCGATGAGTTCTGGATCGATTACGTCGGTTATACCAGAGATTGTCCTAATCCAATACAAGTCGGATTTATCTTCCACGATGAAAAGGTAGCCGATAATTCGTGTATATGGAGCGGTATATCCGGTAGCCCTTCTATAACGGGTAAGCAGCTTCTAACAGGCCGCTTAGTTGTTCCACTTGGCGTTACATATGCCCGCATTTGGACACAGATTAACGCCTCCGGAGGTTTTGGAACAGCTTACTTTAGGAATATCCTAGTTAGACGGCGTATCGGTGCTAGTCTTATTGTTGATGGTTCTATAACGGCTTCTAAGATTGTAGCCGGCTCTATTACAGCGAAGCAGCTTACACTGGTCAATTTCGATAACCTGTGGCCAAACGCTAATAGTGAAGATCTACCACCCTCTGAGTATACACCGACAAGCGAGGAGCCTCAGTGGTCTGCCAGATATAAAGCGGACGCGGCTTCTTTCTCTGGTAACTGGGTCCGCTCTATATGGATGTCTAGAAGCGCCGGTAACGTCTACATACAGTCCGACTTCCCTGAGCTTAAAATTCCATGCTCTCCCGGTGAGATCTATTATTTCGCGGCTCAAATTTATAGGTTAGATACGAATGGTACCGGTAATCTAACAATCCGTTTCAAAGACAAAGATAATTCAGTTATTAATAACGGAACAGTTTCATATGAGATTCTAGCCTTAACAGAGGCTGGATGGAATCTACGCCAGCTACATGCCACGGCCCCTAGCGGTGCTGTAACGGCTCACTTTACATTGGAGATACAGTCCGTACTCCTTAGTGCTAGAGCCTCGTTCTACGCGGATGCTTTATATGTCCGCCGTATGATGGATGGTAATTTACTCGTTGAAGGTTCTATCGGTACATACCAACTCGATTTCTATCCTGTAACATCTAGTTCTACTGGACCACTAGAAGGTAAGGTTATAGCTTCGATTAAGGCTAGTACCGAAGGTATGCGTATAACCGGAGATAAGATTAGTATCGACGGAAATACGGAGTTTACAAACGATAGTGTAGATCCACGTACAAAAGAATCAGTCCAGGCGTCTATAGATAGAGCTGCTGCTGCTGTTTTAGTTGCCCAGCAACTAGCCTCCCAGACTGTAAAACCTACTAGTTTCTATGATTTTACAACAGCCACGTTGCCGGCTGGGTGGGTATCTAGTAATAACGCTATAGCCACAATCGATAATACGTATACGCGATTTACGGCTTTTACAACCGATCCGATACTAACTCTACAGGGTCTAAGCCTAAGTCCGGCATCCAACCATATTGTGGCAGCTAGACTAAAGCTTGTGTCAGGTGCATGGCAGGGTACGTGCTACTTTGCAAATGCAGGGCATACCTTTACAGAGACAAACCAGAAGACTGTAGCAGCTCCACCTATCGGCGAATGGGTGACAGTCGTTTGGGATATGCGCTCTCTTACTAGCGGTACGGATTATATCTCAGGTGGTACCATTCAGGGTCTACGGTTAGACCTATGTAATTCCATGTTAGCCGTTATCTACGTAGATTGGATAGCTGTTGGTGTTTTCGGTACTATTTCTGATGGGGATTTACAGGTTATAGCCGGAAAGTCACTAGATAAGGCGACATATCTATCGGCCGGAAAGACTACGATTAACGGTGGGATGATAACCACTGATACAATCAAGACCACAGGATACCAAGAAGCCAACTCAGCCTACGTCGCCGCGCACCCCGAGTACGCCGTTGGAGATCCCATCTTTGGAGCTAAGCTCGCTACGGAGGGCGATGCCATTAAGGTTGCGGCGAATAACTTAAAGATCGGGGCTTACACTATACGCGATTCGTTCTTCCGTAGTATCAACGCCTTGTGGGGTACCTCCGTCGAAGGTGGAGGTACCAATCGAGTTTGGTATAAAGGTAATATCGATTTATCGAGTGCAGCCCGGAACGGTGCCCCTAACATCTATAATCTAAGTATTGCTCGTCGCCGCTGGGACTCTAGTAGAAAGATGTTCTCAGGATACTTAGTTCTCATGGTTAATGCTGTGTCAGACAACTATGAGGCTATGCGTTACGCCGCTCTCACCCTATACCAGCAGTCGGCGGCTGGTATAGGTGCCCAGGCCGCACTGCAATGGCAGGAATCGGCTTTCGTCACGCTACCGGATAGGAAATTTGTGGATCCTTACACAGATAATTCCGGAAATAACCATGTTATCGCCGACTTCACCATCTTCTGTCCGTATGTGACCGGTGGCTACCCAGCGCTTACTGTCACGTTACATAATGCCTTCGGACAGTCAGCTATGGGGTGCTACTATACTCAGTTGATATGGAGTCAACTTACCTCCTCATACAGACCAGCTGATGATTACGAGACAATGGCTACTGATGGAACTAGTTTTCCCGGTTCATGGAACAATTCGCCTCCTGCTCCTGATCCCGGCGGCGGTAGCGGCGCCATTGGTGGCGGTAACTGCCCTGCCCCGTGGGTACCCATCTCCGTGGGTGTACCTCACGTTTCGCCACTACATTACGATAAACCCGCGGGTGATATTAAGGTGGGTGACTTTGTTTGGACCTGGCGTGAGCTTTCAGACGGGTTAACACAAGATGGTGGTACGTTCAACCGGGTGTCCGCCGTCAGTAACGAAACCAACGTAGCCTCACGCCTAACCTTGGTAGATGGTCGGATACTAGAGATGTCTAGTAACCATCGTGTGTTTAGCGACGGTGGATGGGTAGAGGTGCAGAATCTGATCCCGGGGGCGCGTATCGATGGCGACAGACCGGGCGTTGTTGCGAGCGTACAATCTGTAGGTGAAATTCCGGTAGTCCGTATTACCGTTGAAACAGCCTCAACCTACCAGACAAATGGTCTATTGAGTCACAACGCCAAGCGTGTAGATACTGGTGATCTTCCCTAATTTAATTTCAAGCTAAGGAGTACAATGGGTATACATATCATGCCGGGAGTTAATCTTAAGGGTATACAACCTCAAATGATTGTAGCCCTTATGGTAGCAGATACAGCCTATGGGACGTTAGGTTATGACTGTATTCTTACTTCGGCTGTGCGAAATGGTACATGGGATGAAGTTCTACTCCATGGTACAGGTTGCGCAATAGATCTTTCCGTAAGGACATTACATGGATCCCTCCTACCGGATCGCGATGTAGATGTCATCTATGCTCAAATAAATGCTGTACTTGGAAAGTCGGGAGGTGGACAATACGACGTTGTTGATGAACGGCCCAGCCGTAATCCGTCCAGTAAGTCTACTGGGCCTCATATCCATATTGAGTTTGACCCTAAATAGGAGGCCTCATGGAAAACACCGGTTTCAAAGGCATCATGCTTACCCTCTGGCAGCGCATTATCCTCTCTTACAAGTCGTCCCTCATCGGATTAGTTGTTATGGTGGTGGGCTACTTCGTCGAAGTCTATGCCCCGTCGCCGAATAAGATCATCAGCACTGTGGCCACTATCGTTGGCGGCCTACTGATGTTCTACAAGGAACAGAATAAGGTTCCTGCTCCCCCTGCCCCGTGACCGAATTTTTCGCTGCCTTGTTCGAGTCGTTTTGGGTCGCCTACTGGACGACTCGAGCAAGGTACGAATCTGCAACAAGGGAGTTACGTCCCGATGAAGATCAAAAAGCTCGGTTTGCTCGGGTTGGTGCTGCTATCCGTGGGTTGCCCGAAAAGGATCGTCCTCCCGGATGAAGGTCAGGTCCACCAGATAGCTAGCGATGCCGACTTAGAAATCTGGTGCCACGGTCCTGAAGATGTTTCTTGGACGAGATGTAAAATCCGGGCCTCGAGGGGATGGTGGTTAGCTCCACCGAGTGTTGTTAACCCAGAGCCGGTAAAATAAGACCCAGCCTCTAAATTGTATCTTTTATTACGCTAGGGGTGTCGCTGCTTGAGGTTATACTGGTTGTCTTAGTCCCCCCTTTTTTTGACTTAATTTGATCCCCTGGAGGTGAAGGCTATGGCCGACGAGCAACCGCAAGGGGCTACAACCGGAAGGTATGAACTTTTGTCTAACGCGGCGAAGCCACCGAACGAGCGTAAGTGGAAACGTTGGAATGACGTTCCCCTCTGGTATCGTACACTAGATCGGTTTGGTCTTCCTACATTTTTCGCCCTATTCCTAATGTACGGCATCTACCGTATTGTCAACTACAGTATAGATGTCATGGACAAGCAGGCTACGGCGTTTAACGTTACACTCGCTAAACAGGTAGCCGTCACCGAAAGACTTAGTGAAAAGCTTCAGGAAACGTCGGAGGATACGCATACCGCCCTTACGATCCTAATCACACGTATCGGTGCCCCGTTACCCGAAGATAAGCCCGTCGTTAAGGAACTAAAGAAATGAAGTATAATCTAGAGGCTATAGCCGCTGTACCTCTGAGTACATTAAAGATTCTAGCTCTAGGTGGTCCCGTAGCTGTTATCATGGGTAGTACCGGTAGCATTCTTTTCGGGGCCGTCTTTCTAGGTAGAGAAAACGAACATACCGATGTTATTCTCGCCTTGGCCATTACTTTTATAGTCCTAGCTTTTATCGAATGGACTATGGCACGGCGCTTTATTAAACATGAACACGTAGAACGTGCCGATAGGTTGGAATTAGGTAGTTCACTGATGTTTCAAAGTAAGAAGAACTTGGAAGTAGCCTTATTTCAAATAGAAGGTGTTGGAGCTCTCTACGAGACCGTAAACGCTTCGCTAAAAGAATTACATGCGATTATGGCCGAACGTGGGCCGCGCCTTGTAGCTATAGAAGATACTCTGAAGCGTCTGGAAGCTATTACTAAAGATCTAGAAACTTGGCGTGCACGTATCGGGGATAGACTTGGTTCACTTAGGTAAGGGTCGGGGGATCCTAATGAAACTACATAAGCTTCCAGAATGGATGCCAATGGCCGGTAGTACGTTCTTAACCAAAAATCATATATGGTTGAAAGACGGTCTACCGAGTTGGGTACTAGAGCACGAAAAGGTTCATTTAGATCAAGTACAATATGGCGGATGGCGTTTTCGCCTCCGCTATTTGTTTAGTCCTGAAGCGCGATTCCAGGCCGAAGCCGAGGCCTACGCCGTATCTGTGGCCATGGGGGACAGCCTAGAAGAATGTTCGGGCTATCTTGCAAGTTGGTTATACCTGAAATGCTGCACGAAAGTACAAGCCCGTAATCTAATTATGGCCTATATGGCCCTACTTCCAACTGAGGGAAGGATCTTCTGGGAACCTCACCAAAGATCCACCCCCTATATTGGTACAAGTGCTTTAAATTAAACCGTTTGGCAAACGACGGCGCGTTGTGTTTTTAGTGTCTAAGTTACTGTTTCGTGGGTTTACAGTTCACACAGAAGAATTCTTCACCGTCCGCTAAGAAGTGGCCACAGGTATGGCACGTTTCTTTGGTCGTACCCCAGTTAGGTCCGATGTCACACCCACACATCACGGGAACTTTCAACGGTAGGGCTGTTTCCATGATATGCCTCATATGAGACCAAGCATCTTCTGGAATGTCGCCCGGGTCGGAGAAGTCTTCTTCGTCGTGTACAATTAGTCGTGGGACACCCGTATAGGCGTAGACACCTTCTGTCCAGCACTTATACATAGCCGACTTAATTGTATCTCCTTCCGTACCCTGGAGTAGTTTGGCTAGGGCCGTGTGAAGATAAGCTCGGCGAACGCGCCCATAAGAGCGAATAGCCAAATCGTAAGGTAGAGGAGGATAAGGCTTCCCTGTCTTGGGATTAAGCTCTTCTCCTTGACCCCACGGTACATCTTTCTCCCATAAGTCATATTTAGCCTGGCGACCTAAGATGGTTGGAACCATTCCATCGGTTTCAGCTAGTTCCATGACCCAACGCATTGTCTGTTTAGAGAATGGAACAGCTTTGTGGTACGCGGCAATAAACTCTACAAGCTTCTTACCTGATAGGCCTGTCGAACGACCAGCCTTCTCGTTACCCATTCCGAAGGCTAGACCGAAGTTAAGATTCTTGATAGGTCTACGATCCCACGTCTGACCGGTCATGGCGTCGACTGTCGCCTTAACCATGTTGTGATAGTCGGTTGTGGGATCGTTACGATACTTCATCCGCGCTTCTTCCGCCCCCGGGCCTTGGGCGTAGTGGACGAGCGCCCTAAACTGGAATTGCGAGTAGTCGTATTTGCGCCACTGCTTGTGACCTTCGTCCGGTTTAAAGATCGAACGTATCGGTTTACCAAGTTCTTTATCCCTAATTGGGATATTTTGCAGATTAGGGTCGGAGGACGAGAACCGTCCAACGATAGTACCTCCACCCTCTCCTCGGAGAGGATGAAATGAACAATAAAGCTTACCGTTGACGTGTCCATTGAGTATGTACCCCTCGATGAAAGTATCTTTGAGTTTATGTAGACGGCGGATGTTACGGATCAGGGCAATAGACGGATGGTCTACTGTTTCTAAGAACTCTTTACGGAAGCTTGGTTGACCCTTCGGGTGTTGTTTCGAAGATGCTGTTCTAGGATACTTAAGACCTAACTTATCAAAGACCTTAGCTATACTAGCCGAAGCATTTACGTTGACATCAACACCTGTAGCTTCGCGTAACTGTGCGGTTTCATCCAAGATACGAATACCGAGTTTATCGTTTAGCTCCTGGGCCTTGTTTACATCTACCGAGACACCACGGAACCTCATCTCAACTAGGATACGAATTAGACCACATTCAATCCTAAAGAGATTAATCAGACCGTGGCGCCAGAGGGCGTCGTAAAGCTTAGGTGCAATCCGTAGGGGTAGATCAGCGTCCATTTCGCCGTAAGGACCAGTCAACGACGGTGGCGATTTGTGGATACAACCACGCCACTCGTCCTTAGGTGGTGCGTACGAGTCCATGATCCACTTCTTAAGTAGATCGGTCTGCTTAGACTCACCGAGCCACTTACCCGCCATCGCATCTAAGTTAACGCGGGCCCTATCGTCTAAGAGCGCTTCCCCAAATTGGATGTCCACAAGGTCACCAGCGACCTCAATACCCTCTTGACGGCACCAACCAACGTCGTAGAGAAGGTTCGCCCCAATCTTCGGTTGAGACGCGCGACCGAGTGTATCTCGTAACCAGAGGAGGCATCCTTCTGGATTTGGGTGATTTTCTTCCGGCCTAACTGTGTGTCGAATAGGGTAGTACCATCGATGTCCACCTTCGACAGCGACAGAAAACCCGACGATGTGACCTCTTCCTCTACCCCATCCGGGCCCATGATCTTGTAGCTCCGGGTCATAAGTCTCCAAGTCAAACGAAATAGCAGGCGCTGCCGATAGATTGGGAAATTCGGTGGGATGCTTCCAGTTCGTTGTAGGAATCTCTGCTAGCTGTCTTGGGGCCCTTTCTCCACGTTTACGGACACGAACATCTTCCCAGAACATCCCAATGCTATCGAAACGGGACAAAGATACTCCTATGGTTCTACCAGAGGGCCTTTTTCTTCAATCGAAAATACGTTCATATTAGAACTATACTTAGGGGCTAAGACCCAAGCCTGTTTTCTAGAGTAAGCCCCAATGTATAAGATATGGTCTGGTATAGTGTAGCCGATATGGGCTACATAGAGCTTCTTACGATTAGTAGGCTTTACCGTGCATCTTGGGTCGAGTGGCATTGTACTCCATCTTAGCCCGCATTAGGGTGTCGATGTCGTGACCAGGACCAATCGTGTCTAAACACCGAATCATAACGTCGATAATCTCGATAGCCCAACCTTCAGGCTTACCATGATCACCTACGTATAGTGCCGGCTTACCGGCACGGTGTTCCTCGAGGGCTTCCGAGGCCTCACTGTGAATTAGTGCAATCATCTCACCGAAGTTACGGTCCTTGTCCCAGAACCCCTTCTTGATAGCGTTGGTCCTAATAGCTGTAGCTAGCTCGTTAAGTGTGCTCACTTTCCATCCCTCTCATAAATAGACTGCCGGAGATACACAACAAGATCTAAGGCTTCCTGATAGGCGTCCATAAGTGCGTCTCGACCATTATAGGCTCGGAGTGGAGTACCGTACTTCTTCGTACCGATTTGATTACGTTCGATCATATCGGCTACGACAATAGGCCAGACAGGCTTACCTGTTCCAGTAGGCGGTGGCTGTGCATCATTAACGTTAATCATTAGATTCCTAACTTGTGTTTGAGGTCTAACCATTCCACCATTGTACGCCATTCTGGGCTTTTCCGCTTATATGCCCGAATTTACAGCTCATTAGCTTCACGCATTCCAACGATTGCGCCTCTAAGTTGGTCACCAAAGAATAAGCAAGGAGAGTCAGGGAATAACGTCCAATCTACGGTATGGGCAACTTGCATTAGTAACTTCAACTGAGAAAGATTGTAGCAACCGGTGTCAGGTGTACCTTCAACTTCGAAAAAGGCCCCCGTATCAGTTACGACCGGCTTTGTGGACATCTTGTTCTTCTGAAAGTAAATACGTTGTAGATCATCGGTAAAGATTGTAAGGTCGTCTAGTGCATACGGCATACCAGACGGTATCGGTGTCGGATTACAGGGTTTATCCAGAATAGGTGTTAGGTTAGGCCAAGATGTAGCGTACAGACAGGTCCGCAGCCACCTATCGTTCCTATAGTGGAATGTAGCCGAGTTCTCACAAATTTGTAACTTGATCGGCTCTTCACGGATACGGAGTAATTCGTAGACCGTATCTTCCGGTATGTTAATCTCGACCGGGAAGGGTACATCTAACCAGCGTTCGATTAAGATAATATTGTTGGTCGCGTACGCAGAGCGACCACGAAATAGAATACCACGGGCCCATGAACGTGAAGCATCTGCTGCGATAAAGGGGGCTAGTATAGCAAGAGATTTAAGTAACGTACCCTGACCGTTCTCGTCAGTAGGTAAATCGATTATCTGACCTTCGGGTTTGATACCGGGAAAGTCGTGTTCTTCGATACAGTCCACAAATCCTGTGAACCCACCACTCTTAATAGCGAGGCGATTACCCGCGGTTACCCAGATAGAAACTTGAGGGTCGCGACAAGTCTTAATAGCTTTAATGAACTGGATGGCTTTTGGATTACAAGAGATCCCTACGTCGATAGGGCTACTCATTGCGATATTACCGTTAAATCCAAGAATACGGCCATCAGCTATGTTAAAGAACTGCAAAGAGGGAACAAAATCTTTGCGTGATACGCCACCTTGGGCAAAGGTAAGGGCCTCTAAATTCATACAGTATTAACCTACCCTTACCTTACCACTACTTACCATATGTGTATATACTCTTGTAATCCATTCCATAAATTCTTGTTCGTTCATTGTATGCTTACTTAAATTACATCTATAGCATGCTGGAACACAATTCCGTAGTTCATAGCCTAAATGTCTATGTAATCTATCGATTCCACCTCCCTCTCCACCGCAGTAATGGCAAGACTGGCTTATCAGATTATTAAATTGTTCTACTGTCAATAGAAAACTAAGTTCTCTAGATTTAGCCCCACGTTTATAAGCGATTAGCTTACCTTTTGGTGTCTTCAGATAAAGTTTATGGTAAGCTGAGTCTTTTTTCCTAAAGTCATCACTAGATACATAAGCCTTTCTTACGGCTTGACCCTGCTCACTATGGTAGTGTTCTTTTTGTTGTTTTAGTAATCTTTCTCGATTACGAGAATAGTATGTAGGCCTATCGTTATTCATTAGCTTTTATCCAAGTTTGACGACCGTCGACTGTTGTTCTTTTCCAACCCTTAGCTATCTTACGTTGCCTATAGGCTAGTTGACTATCACTCTGTTTCTTTAACCATGCCTTTCGACCATAACGTGCGATATATTCAAGTTTACGACGGTTCTGTTGGCGACGATATTCTTTACGAAGTTCTATGGTCCCAATTGCCTTACATATCCTGATAAGGCACTGTCTTATCTTCTGGTATTCACTATCGTTTTCTTCAGATTCTAGTAGTTTTTCATACGTCGATGTTAGTAACTCTAAGGCTGGCTCTAATTGTAGTGGAACGATAATTCGGGTACCGAGGCCTAACTCTACACGACGAGCCCGTCTTTCCAAACCAATCATTCCATAGCGGTACCACGCCTGAAAGCATGAGTTACATAAACCACGCTGTTCGGTTGCCCGTGTACAGTATGGAATAGCACAAAAAGCCTGTTGACCAGGACCTATACCTTCAGAACCTTCGTAGTCCCAAGATATCATCCGAAAAGTAATCTCTGTTCGGGTTTAAAATGAATAGTATCGTGAGCGTTAACCCGCTTTTCGATTTCTCTAAAGGCGAAGAAGTTCCACGCCCATCTGGAATAAGCACTGGTCCGTAGTCTGTTAACTTCGAAACCAGTCTTATTGATACACTTAAGAACAGCCTGTTGCATCTGTTCGGGTAAGGTATCGTAATGTGCCCATTGTTCTTTGGTGCGGGGACTATCCGACGATATCGCGAGAATTTTGTCGCCGGGTGTGTGGATCTCGTTGGGGTTAATCTGTACACCGTCTAGGTGACCGTCGGGGATCAGTATGTTACCGTGAACCGCTATCTGTACCCACGACGACGAGTCCACGGAGTACCAAGGGTACCTCGTCATTAGTTCTAGTGTTGTTAAGCCGAACCCATGCACCTTGACCTTCGGAACGCCGTTCTCATCTGTAAGGTACTTATCCCACATCCTATCCAGCCAGTGATAGAGCTGTTTAGTTGTGATAGGAACCATACCTCCTAACGTGATATACGGATAGTTTCTAATATAATGTTCTAGATACTTTTCATCTTCTCCGTAGTGGAAGCAGGGTAGGGGGAATACTCCGAGCTTCTCCATCTTCTGTTGATTACGGAGAGTACCGGCACCCTTCTCTTTGTCACCAATACAGTCGAGTACGGAGAAGAGCTGAACATTACCCTTCCACCCGTGAAAGTCTACAGGTACCTCCTCGATAATATCCTTGTTCCGTTTTACATAGTCGCAATACTCAGGTATATCGATCTCGACACCCTTAGTAAAGGCGGAGAACGCACCAGAGTCTAGGAACACGGTTTGCTTATCGGTCTTAATCTTTTCGACGTAACTCTCTTTGTGGATATAGTGATACGACTCGAGGATATTCTTATAGATGTCACGGTGATACTTCTCACCGTCCGTAAGCTTCGAATAAATCGTACCGACTTTACCGAAGTTCGAAGTATAACAAGCAGCTAGGAATAGGCGCACTATCTCGCTAGGGAGAGAAACTCGGCCCTAGCCTCCGGAAGGCTACGCATTACTCCGCGTAACGCACTGGTGACTGTGTAGTGACCCTGCTTGTCCACACCTCGGGACTCGATGCAGAGGTGGCGCGCCCTAACGACTACTCCGACACCCTTAGGCTGTAGATTATCCATTAGGGCGTTGGCGATCTGATTGGTATACCGTTCCTGAACCTGTAACCGCTTGGCGTAGATGTCAGACAACCTAGCCAGCTTAGACAGACCTACGATCTTACCGCTCGGGATATAGGCGATAGTTACGGTTCCGAAGAACGGAGCTAGATGGTGTTCACAGTGCGAGTAGAAGGGAATGTCCTTCTGAATTACCATCTCGTCACAACCATCAGCTCCGTCGATAAAGGTTTTTAAGATATCTTCCGGCTTCTGGAAGTAACCAGAGCACCACTCCCTCCACGCCTTAGCAACACGTTTAGGAGTCTCCTTAAGACCTTCACGACTAACGTCCTCTCCAACATACTCAAGTAGTCGGAGAATATTATCCTCAATTGAAGACTCAGCCGTCTCTTCCCAAGGCCAGACAATCCACACCTGCTTCCATGACGGTGTTCGTTTATCTAGTAATGCGTAGAATGGCTTACCCGGATACTGCGCGGCGTACTTATCCTGCGTAGCCCCAGAGTCGATAAGGTCGTCGATAAAGATAGTGGCCTCTTCAGGACTATCTACAACCGTCATACCTGACATATGCGTCTTAACCGCATAGGCTGCCGGAATACCACCACGAGGAATAGGGTAGACCTTTGGGGCTGTATGATTAAGGCCAATGTCTACAGCCGTCATAAAGGCAAATTGATTTACTTCGCTGTTGGTAATCTTCCGGATCATTTTTGAATCTCGTAGGTAGCGGAGCACTTAGAGGTTTCTTCGATAGTAACGCGGAAGCATTCTACATCTAGGTCGCCAAGCTGCGCGGGTGCTACGTTCCGAACTAAATACTCGGCCATATTCTCGGCGGTTGGATTAAACGGTACCGGAACATAGTCTACATCCTCAACTTCGAACGCAGCACACATTTGGTCTTGGTCCCATAGTAACATCTTATGGTCCCAATGCACCTCTAGCCACATGCATAAGGCTTCTTTGATAACACCGAAGTCTACTACCCGGCCAACGCTGTCCAGATTTCTAGCGCGGCAAGTAAAATGCACGCGATAATTATGACCATGTAGGAACCGGCACTTGCCTTCATGGCCGACGACTCTGTGTCCGCACGAAATGTCATGGTACCTCGTAGCCGTATGATAACCACCGTAAACGAACGTCGGCTCCATTAGAGTTTCTCCGCTACAGTAGTGTAGTCAAGGTTTGCCATAGCGAAGAAATTCCGTAGGTTAGCGATCTTCCTATACCACTCCGGAAGGTCCATCAAACCTTCGAGATATGCCCGCAGGACAAGAGGATCGGGTACATTAGCGTCACGGAAACCCTTTTCACGGAGTAGGGTTGCGTGGTCGTGACCTGTAGGGGGATACTGACCATCGTACGAGGTGTGGCTATAGGCTAAGGCTGCGTAACACCCGTTCAGATTCATAGCTAAGGCTACGGTAGCTGCCTTAGAGAGTTTCATCAGCGGCGTAAGAATGGCGAGTGACTGTGGTGCACCGTCTTCTCCAGTGAACGTACCCAAGTTGCATGCATGCTGCAGTGCATGGATAAACGTTTGTCGACAGTCGGGATAACCGCCATAATCCTCTTCACATACGCCAGTAACCAATGCCTCACAGCCATGTACCGCAGCACGATTGGCTGCCAACGTGAGGAATAACTGGTTACGCATTGGAACGAATGTCTTTTCGAGTCCACCCGGTAGAGAGTCTGGATCTTTGTACTGCTCGAGATTACTCTGAGAAACAAGGGGTGACGCTCCCTTCAGGACAGGACCGAGAGTTACAACTTCATGTTCCATAACCCTATTGTAGCCGTACCACCTACGAGCGAGATCAACAATTGTACGCGCTGAGTCGATCTCTCGGCTATGCCGTTGGTTATAGTCGAAGGTTACAGGGTAGACCTTATCGATCCCATTTTCTAACGCCCAGAAAAGGCACGTTGTAGAATCCTGTCCACCAGAAAGAACGACTACCGCGCGCATTTCACCGTGCTCCCGTGTCCTAGAACGTTCGTTATCCATTAAGCCACCCTACGCCCTGAAAGAAGGTCTTCAACTTGATACTTAAAGCGCCGGATCTCCATTAGGTCCCCGTGCGTCATAGTATCCACAAATCCGTCTTTGGCGCCCTTCTCTAGACGGCGCTCCTTGTCAACAAGTAACTCAAGAAACTTTACAAGCATTTCTCTGTCCATTAATCTAACCTCGCTACGGTAAATCCAGCATTTTATGGAGTTGGAGACACAACCTGTGACCATATAGGAGACAGCTCTTGATAGCTATTTCTTTGTTACGCTGATTACGGCCTTCGTCTTGTTCGTCAAGAGGTTGTAGATAGATTAATCCTGTGTACCCCGCCGGTGGACGAGCTACAGGTTGTAATCTATCGTGACCCATAACCTGTAACGGTAGACCATCTCTAGAGTCTATACCACCTACATCTACAACATACTTAAGAGCTTTGATATACCTACCAAGGAACTCGTTTATCTTTGAAGTCTTAGGACTACAGACGATAGTTGTTTCAGACCAAGGACCCGGTACATAGAGTGTCCCGTTAGTTTCAATCTGGACAGTATACTCTAACGAACGTAGATATGTAACAAAGTTACCTAAATTAGTCTGCCTAAATGGTTCACCGCCAGTAATGACGATAAGCTGTCCGGCCCTACGCGGCCACAGTTCGTTTAGCCGGGCGCCTATAGCTTCTATAGCCATTAACTTACGGTTATCCGTATACTCTGTATCACATTTAGGGCACTGAAGATTACATCCAGCTAACCGAACAAAGATCGAAGGTGTTCCAGCAAACGGACCCTCGCCCTGTATAGTGTAAAAGATACTATGTACATCTAGCCGACCCTCTTCATCCTTAGTTACCTTTTCAGGATTTTGATTATTCAGCATACCGTGGTCCTGTACGTTCCACCTTGACATCCAACTTCCGCTCGGCTAGGTACTCGTACAGTTGCTGAACGGTATTTACGCTTGGATTATCGATCTCATGGTATGCGAATTTACGCAACCAATAGAACGAGATACCAGTCTCCTGTGCAATATGCGGAAAGGCTTTTGTTCTCTCACGAAGAAGACTGATTGTCTCCTCCATTAATGTTCCGATTTTACTGGCCATAAAACGTAAGCTCCCTATGAAGAGTGAAGCCCATTATACGTCACCCCTATTTACTTACAAGTGAAAAGGTGAACCCCCGGATCAGTTACCCACAATACGGGGATCCAAAGGCGCACAAAATATCACTTGTACAGAAAATCGGCTGTAGTAATATAGGGCTTCTAATGGTTAAGAAGATTTATAAAAAGACGTGTCCTGTCTGTAAAGAGGTATTTGAAGCGGCTAAGTCCAATATCGTATATTGCCCGGGTAAGTGTGCGGCTCTATCATGGGTTATTAAGAATAAAGAACGTCATAAACGTCACGCCTTGAAGTATAATTACGGAATTAGTCTTGAAGATGTTGAAAGAATGATTATACAACAAGATAGTAAATGTGCCCTTTGTTTAAAAGATATTTCCACGACAATAAAAACTTGTGTAGACCATAATCATAAAACAGGGGCTATACGTGGCATTCTGTGTTATTCTTGCAATAGTGGATTAGGGCTCTTCAAGGAAGACCACGCAATCTTACGCCTAGCTATAGCTTATCTGGAGAAGTAAATGACGAATGATGAACTATTGAATATGTGGTACGCGGCCCGAAATGACCTAGATGCTATGAAACAGGCTATGGAGCCACTTGTTGCTCAGGAGATGGAGTTACGCCGTCTGGTAGCTTCTACCTTCTGGCCTAAGCCGGAAGAAGGTGTCAATAAGACTACTTTGCCGCTAGGTTACACCCTCAAGTATACACACAAGTTAGACCGTAAGGTTGATCCCGCTGCACGTCAAGCCGTTATCGAGGCTATGCAGAAGCAGTTGTTCAATACGGAAGGACTAATCCGCGAAGTACCTGAAGTGAACATAAAGGCCTACCGCGAGTTATCTGACGCTGCTCGGTTAATCTTCGATCAGTGCCTCATCATCCGAAACGGAGCACCAACGTTGGAGATAGTCGCCCCCAAAGTGAAGTAGTATACGGTACTCCAAATGACCATTAAGCTCACTTCGACCGATCAGGTTTCTTCTTCTAGTGGTGTTAAATGTCTAGTGTTCGGAGGCTCCGGTGTCGGTAAGACGTTTCTTTGTTCTACAGCACCTAACCCGGTAATCCTATCAGCTGAAAAGGGGTTACTTTCACTCCGTAAACAGAAGGTTGCGGCGATCGAAATTCGTACACTGACCGAACTGTACGAAGCCTATCAGTGGTGTGTGTCTTCAAAGGAAGCACAGCAGTTCTGGACTATCTGCCTCGACTCTATTACGGAGATGGCCGAGGTGGTCTTGTCCAATCTAGTTAAGACAGTTGGTGCTAAGGATCCACGAAAGGCGTATGGGGAGATTATTCCTCAGATGTCCGAGTTAATTCGGGCCTTCCGTGACCTACCCGGTAAGCACGTCTGTGTTACGGCTAAGATGGAGACAGCCAAAGACGAGATGACGGGAGTAATTCAGTATGGACCATCGATGCCGGGGGCTAAGCTTGGTCCAGCCCTTCCGTATTTCTTCGACGAAGTATTCGCCCTTCGTATTGGAGGTAGTGGTAATCAGACGTATCGTTATCTCCAGACTCAACCGGATATTCAGTATGTATCCAAAGACCGTAGTGGTGCGCTGAACCCGATAGAAGAACCCAACCTCACAGTGCTGTTCAACAAAATCCTCACCCCGTAAGGAGTAGTAATGGCTAATCTGAATTTCGACGCGACGAATGTCCAGCCTGCCGATGCATTTGAACCGCTACCGGCCGGGTGGTACAATGCAATGATCAAAGAGTCGTCTATGGAGGCGACTAAGAACAACGACGGTCAGTACCTCAAGCTGACCCTAGAGGTTATCGACGGCCAGTACCGTAACCGGAAGATTTTCACCAACCTGAACCTTCAGAACGCTAATCCCGTGGCCGTGGAGATCGCACAGAAGCAGCTGTCCGCTATCTGCCACGCCATTGGTGTTATCCAGGTTCAAGATAGCCAGCAGCTCCACGGTCTTCCCCTCCAGGTTCGCCTCAGCATTAAGTCTGGGCAGATCAATCCGACTACGGGTCAGCCGTACGATCCGTCGAACGAGGTGAAGGGTTTCAAGGCTGTTGATGGGAAGGGTCCGGCCCCGGTGGCGGCTCCGGGTCACGCTCCGACCCAGGCCCCGTCCGCTACTCCGGCGGCTCCGCCGTGGGCTAGTGCGGCGGCTCAGACCACCGCTGCTCCCGCCCCTACACCGGTCGCGGCCCCCGTTGCTCCCCCTGTTGTACAGGCGCCGGCGGCTCCCCCTTCGTACAAGGAGGGTGACGTCGTTAACGGTCACCGGCTGACTGGTGGTGCATGGGTTCCGGTTCCGGCAGCTCCTCCGCCGGCTCCCCCGGCTCCCGCTGCTCCCCCGCCGCCTCCGGGTGTTCCGGACGCTCCGGCCGGTAGCGCTGTTCCGCCGTGGGCTCGTCCTGCAGGGTAATCGTTAATCAAATAGTAAATAGAGGGGTGGGATCGATTCTTGGTCCCACCCCTTTTCATCCGGAGTTATAAATGCGCGTCTACGTAGCGTCCAGCTTCCATAATAAAGACCAAGTCCGTAGCGCTATGTTCCTCCTACAGAAGGCTGGTCATACTATTACAATGGATTGGACCCCCGAAGACGCGGGAGATCGTACCGGTAACGAACTAACGTTATATCTAGCTAACGCTGCCCGTAAAGACCTGAACGGTGTGCGTACCGCCGAGGTCGTAATTGTACTTCACGACGATAGGGGTCGTGGTATGGCAACTGAATTTGGTGCAGCCCTTGGATATGGTATTCCTGTCATTATCGTAGGTGCCCGTGATATTACCGGACATATGAAGAATATCTTCTACCACCTACCCTTAACTCATGTAGAAACTATGGCTGAGGTTATTCGGGTACTGGCGGCTTAATGTTTACTCTTACAAAGCCTAGATTAGCGGTTAATACGATTGCTCGTATAAACGCCCTACTAGAGCAAGATCAAGGTAACCTCTATAGGAACTATCTACGGGAGGCTATGCCCCTCGCGGAAGACGCTTATAGGCAAGAAACTAACTCCGAGCGTACACACCTCGGGGCGTCCCAGATAGGTCGGGACTGTGTCCGAGAGCTTTGGTACATCTTTAGATGGGCAACCACCAAACGTGCTCACGGGAGACTACTACGCCTCTTCAACCGCGGACACCTCGAGGAACCGAGGTTTGTCGCCCTACTAAGGATGATTGGTTGTAAGGTATGGCAACATGACGAAAAGGGTAACCAATTCAGAATCACTGGGGCGGACGGACACTTCGGTGGTTCTCTCGACGCCGTCTTACGCGGGTGCCCAGACTTCGACCCCAATGTGGCCATACTGGGTGAGTTTAAGACACATGGCGATAAATCCTTTACGAAGTTAGTCAAAGAGGGGGTTCGTTCTTCTAAGTATGAACATTTCATCCAGATGCAGTTATACATGGATGGATATAAGCTACCCGCTGCCCTATACCTCGCCGTAAACAAGAACGACGATGAGCTATACGGTGAGATAATCTATTACGAAAAAGAGCAGGTAGATAAATATCGTCAGCGCGCACAGTTGGTCGTATTGGCCACAGAGGCCCCGCCCAAGGTTAGCGATAGTCCGGGCTGGTGGAAGTGTCGCTTCTGCGACTTTCAGAAGGTGTGTCACTACAACGAGAAGCCTCAGATGAATTGTAGGACGTGTCAGTATTCGTCTCCTACCGGTGGAGGTACGTGGACCTGTTCACTGTATAAGAACGTTCTAACTAAGTCCGACCAGCTTAAAGGTTGCCCTGATTATATCGGTATTCCGATGTAACTATGAAACTTAGAGATTATCAAAACGCCGCGGTACAGTCTATCTTCGATTACTTCGCCCACGGGGGTAAGGATGGTCGACCGGGTGGAAATCCGCTTGTTGGGATGCCTACCGGTACAGGTAAATCATTAGTCTTAAGTGAGTTCATACGTCGGGCCTATACAACCTATCCGGGTCAGCGTATCATTAAGTTAACTCACGTTAAAGAACTAATCGCACAGAACCATAAGACTCTTCGTAAGATTTGGCCTAACGCCCCCGCTGGTATCTACTCAGCTGGTTTAGGTAAGAAACAAGCTTGTTTTCCTGTAACGTTCGCGGGTATAGCGTCGGTCTATAAACAGGCCCGTATCTTTGGTCATATAGATATTGTACTCATCGATGAAGCCCACCTACTGTCGCCGAAGCAGGGTACTATGTACCAGAGCTTTTTGGGCGACCTTAAAGATATTAATCCTTATCTACGAGTCGTAGGTTTTACCGCGACGCATTATCGTGTTGGTCAGGGTTTGTTAACTGAAGGCGAAGGTATTTTCGATGGTCTATGTTTCGACCTTACTAGACTAGATTCCTTTAACTGGTTACTCACAGAAGGGTACCTTAGTCCCCTAATACCTAAGCGTACATCCACTGAATTACCCGTCGAAGGGGTGAGGATCCAAGGTGGGGAGTACGTACAGTCGGACCTACAAGAAGCCGTTGATAAAAACGAGATTACAAGTGCTACGCTACGGGAAGCGGTAGAACTCGCCACTGACCGCGAACATTGGTTGGTCTTTGGTTCGGGTATCAACCACGTACTTCATATCACTGACGCTCTTAACGAACTTGGAATTACAGCGACGTGTGTACATTCTAAGATGCCAGATAAGGAACGGGATAAGAACATAGCTGATTTTAAGGCTGGTAGATACAAGGCTATGGTCAATAATGGTATCTTAACGACAGGTTTCGATTTTCCCGAAATCGATCTAATCGTAATGCTACGGCCGACTAATTCACCCGGTTTGTGGGTGCAGATGCTCGGCAGAGGAACGAGGCCCGTATATGCCGAAGGATTCGATCTCGAAACAGCTACAGGAAGAATTGGCGCGCAGCAAGCCGGACCTAAAAAGAACTGCCTCGTCTTGGACTTCGCCGGGAACACTAGGCGACTTGGTCCAATCAACGACCCCGTCCTACCAAGACCTAAAGGAGCCGGAGGCGGTGGGGCTGCCCCTGTCAAGCTATGTGAAGCATGCGGATGCTACAATCACGCCAGTGTCAGATTCTGTGTCTATTGCCGTGTCGAGTTCCCTATCCATGTCAAACTCCAGCAAACTGCGTCGACTGATGAACTCATTAAAACGAATGTTCCAAAGATCGAAAAGATGAAGGTATCCCGGGTTACATTCCGGGAACATCGTAAGCAGCGGTTCGATAAGGATTCTGGTGGGATGGTTCCGATCGAAGATCGGCCCCCTGTCCTACGTGTGACATATCTTTGTGGATTACGTACTTTTGACGAATGGATTTGTCTAGAACACGAAGGGTTCCCGGGCCGTAAGGCGAGGGAGTGGTGGAAGAAGATGTCTAAGGCCTATACATGGGCTCATGGACAGTTACAGGCTGGGGTCAGTATAGAAGATCCTAACGTCAAACACGGGTTACGTATCCCGGAGACAGTTGAAGAAGCTATTAGTCGTCATGGTGAGATAAACATACCCAGTTCGATTCTTATCCATACAAATAGGCCCCATCCGGAGATAACCGGCCATGAGTTTGAAAGCTAATTCTACTATAAACGATCTCCAGCGTGTACTCCAGCAGGGTTTGGTTAAGACCTCGTACTGGAAGTGCTGTCTAAATTGCGAACATTGGGGAGATAATAGCTGTGAACGGCAAGAGATGAAGATACAAAAGTGTCACAAATTCAATGTAGTACCGCCACCCGATGTGCTTGTACACGCCTGCGAGCACTGGATGGTTATCGTCCCGTTCTAGCAAAGCTTGCATTCAGCCGGAAATTGTGGGCATTAAAAAAGCGGAGTTGGCGTGCAACTCGTGCCAACTCCGCTTTCTTTAACCGATTTCTTCCATATCCCCAGCAGCTACCTTTAGCTCGATTTGCCCGGTGTGAAGTACCGTGTCACCGTGCTTGATGCTATAGTTGACGGTTGCTCCAAAGTACGACTTCTTGAAGCGACCCCCACTTTCCTCGAGTTGGTCTACACTATCCTCTTCGATGGTGATTTCTTCCTCACCCTCGGGCTTACCGGGTAACTTCATATCCGCCCAAGTGAGGTCTATACCCTCCTCCTCGTTGGCTTCTTTCATCTCGACGCCACAGTCGGAGCATACCCGGACGATACGGACCGCGCAACCAATGTGGACACCTTTCTCATCAACACTAAATTCAAATTCGTCGACTTCTGGATCCGCCAGATCCATTGAAACGAACTTGTTACAGTCAGGGCAACGCATTAATCGTCCTCTACTTCCGGTAGGGCTTGAGCTGTGATGACCGGCGTAGCCCATCTAATCTTTCCACTAAACTTTCCATCCTTACTCAACTCACCCGTGTAAGCCTCCGCCTTAAGCTTCTTAACCAGCTTACGGATACGAGCCGTAATCTGATTCATTTCAAGCTGATCGTCCTTCGAAACCTTTTTCGGAATAACACTCATGATATCTCCTAGATAAACGGTAGATAGCTAGACTCGGCTAAGGTTAGGGTAAGACGCTGGCAAAGCTTAATAGTCGATTCGTTTCTAAGGTCATACCCACCCGGCGGCATCTTACCCCAGCGACGAATTAAGACTACAAGCACCCTCATCAATTTCTGTTGAAGAGTGCGGTGCATAGTATCTACGATATATAACGTAAATTCTTCCAGGTCTTCCTTAGACGCCTTATTGATAAAATTCTCTAGAGCGTAAGCTGCGTCCTTACCACTTAAGTCGTTCATTGACAAGTTCCTTCTCTAGGGCGTGTAGGGCGTTACGAAGAGCTACGATAGTACCAAACCCCTTGGCTTCTGAACCAAATGTCGCCTTGAGGACTTTACGTATCTCCGGTTCGTTGATGGGGTTATTGTAGCTACTCTTATTAAGAGCTATATTTAGTTCGACTAAGGCTGCATGGCACGAGCCGGTAAACAGTTTCTTTGGATTCTTAACATACCTTGGACGGATAGGCATTAGGTATCCTTATGAGCATCGTTTAGGGCTAGTTCTTCTGAATCAAATGGTCCGAAGGCCATAGATTCTGGCATACATCCTACAGAACACGGCCACCAATACCAGCCGGGAGGTAGGGCCTGATCTTCCTCATCTCTAAAGTCGGAGTTCGAACCATCTTCATAGAAGACTTCGAAGGATCCATACTCATCCCCTTCGGAAGATCTGAACCGATGGTAACTCATCGAGAAAATCCTCCATGTGGAGTGATAGTAGTGATACGTTCCCACTCCGTCTTATCCACATTTACGTAGTCTTTTCTAACCACTACGAAGCGCCGCTTATTCGACCTACTACGCCAGATCGTCATCGGCTTCCAGTAGTAGCCGTGGGCTAGCGAAACAGCCTCTCTTACAGCGGCGAAGAACTCTGGGATGTTTGTACCCACAAGCTCTTCGGCTTTAGTTTCCGTATCAGGAGGATTCATAGGAGTCTAACCTTTCACTTATTCGGAGGGTTCACAACCCTGACAGTAAGGCCTCGCGTTAGCTGTATCCATTACGTAGGCGTCGATTGTCTCGTCGTACCAAATTACATCATCGGATTCATTCCATTTCTTACAGGTCGGGCAAAGATACTCGGTCCATCCGACTCTAGGATTACTAGTATCGGTTATACGTCTAACACTCTCACCGTCGTACTCTAAATCTAACATGATCACCTCACAAAGAGAACCGGATACCAATTTTTGTGGCCACAATGCGGGCAGTAGGTGTAGCGCCCATTGTCCTCGACTGGTTCATTCATTCGGTTAATCTTCATTAGCCCTTCCTGATTATTCCAGTATGGTTCGAGGGGGCCTTCGCAGTCCGCGCAGGAGAAGCCTACCCTCTCGTGCCTAATCTTCGCTTGTCGTTTACCCATAGATAATCTTCCCAAATACGCAGCACTGCAGGAATACATCCCCAGTCTCCGCGTCGTCATTCCCACTGACAAAGTTAGCCCAGTGAAGAGGATACTGCTTTGCCATGAGTATGGCCCCTACCCGGATAACGGATAGATTAAGTTCGGCCTTTGTGACAGTATCACCCTCCTCACAACCGACACGATCACTTACAACAATCGCACCTCCGGGATTAACGGCATAGGACATATGCCTGTACATCGCAGCCTCTTCCGCGGTTTCGTGACCACACAACTCTGTGAACTTCTCAGGCTTCTTAAAGCTCTCGATATTATACCAGTAGTTCGAACCTCCCTCAAAAGCAGAAACGAGAAGATCTGCGAAACGGCTTAGGGGAATATCCTGAACGATTTCCATGGTTAGCTCCATTTGTGTTCACAGCACTTGATACAATAGGGCTCTACAGACCAACCTGACATTCCAGGCTTATCCTGTTCACCCGAACAACGCTCGCTACAGCAGACTACACCCGATTGACCACACGCTGTGCACTTAGCCCACTTAACAACAGTCGTGATGGTATGTACCGCGTCTTCTGGCCTTACTTCTCCCACGGGGGCTTGAACTTCTTTTCCCCGTGAACAGTTACCACCGCAGGAGCAGCTCGAGGGCTTTGGTTCGTTTGGATCTTCGAAGGTGTAACCGGGGATTGGCATGGTTTTTCTCTCTTTCCAGACCTTAGAGTTTCGAGGTACGCTAATAGAGCCGGACATTCACCCATTTCGTGGATGGCTGTACGTTGGAATCCACAACGGCAGTAGCTACTTAGTCGTGGTCCCATTTAAACCTTCGAAGGTACACTCGATGAAATCTTCGAGTACAGCCTTCATAAAATTAAGCTTCCATTCAATAATGGCTATCTCCTCTCTGTGTTGCTCTTCCGGGTTGAGTAGTTCCTGATTACTACGTAGGCTAGGAAGGTCGTATTCCACATCTTCCAGCAGGGAACTTGTATCATACATCCCGTCCTGGTAGAAATGAATATATTGCTCGTAGGCTTCCTTTAACTGATCTTTTGTGAATGTACGCATTTAGCCACCCATCTTCGCACGGGCCCTTGCTACACCTTCTGGATCGGTATGCCTTTTCTCGTCCATTACCTTCATGTAGTATTTTCCAATGTCTCCCATGAACATTGGGTCACCGGGAGGGGCGAACTTCCACCTCTGTAAGAGTTCGTCGTAGGCCGACTTATCAATCCATGCTTTTTGTTCTACTGTCATAGTTCTCCTCTTCGCTTTAACTCATTATATACGTGTAGCTCCCATGCACCTTTCACTAAGGCGAAAGGGAGTAGCATGATACAGACAATAAGCTGGATGATAAACATCTAACGAACCCAGTCTAGCTCTCTTCCGGCAAAAAGACAAATCGATCTCTCTGGATTTTGAACAAGATGCCAAAGAGGCCTAGAATCAGGCCTAACGTTAATCATCAACCAGCCATGACTAATTGTATATCCGACAACCGTACCCGTTCGATACGTACCTTCGTCTAGAGTCTCCCATGCTGTAATCTTAACAGGTGTACCGATAGGTGGCGGTGGATAGGATAAAGACCACCAAGCCGGTTCGTCATCGGCTCTAGCCTTATCCTCTACAAACGGCTGCGTCTCCGGACACTTTTGAATCATAATCACTCCTCTACGTAAGCGTCGAACCACTTTCCAAACTGCTGTGTACGTCTAGTATTTTCCCGCTTACGACAGGTACGGCTTGACGTTTCAGGATCGTTACAATGTCTCTGTGCCTCCTCTAGCGTAAGACCTGTCTTGATAGTTTCAGCTACTTTAGTTGAATCTTGAAAAAGCCTCTTAATGGTATAGGTATCACTCATCTACAAACTCCGTTCCGATAACACTAGGGAAGAACAGGCCTACCCGGTCCTTTAGCTTGATCTTACCACCGCGACCACCGCCGGAAGTTCCTGGGGCATAGACGTTTTCGATAATACCGGGATGACCTCTGAAGTCTTTAACTGCGTCACCCAGCTTAACTTCCCTAGTAGGCTCTTCTTTATAGACGAGTTTCATTATTTCACCCAAGGTGGCTTGAAGTTCTGTTCACCGGTCACAATAGGGGCTGGACCGATATCTGTTCCTAGAAAGTCCAGTACCTGCTTCTGCAGTTCGGGAAATTTCGCGTCAGCCTTTCTGGCGTATTGCCTTAGGACTTTCTTGTCCATAGACTCTAAATTCAGAATCTTTCTTGTATATGGTTCTACGACTAAAACCTGATCTGCCATTATTTCACCCACGGAGGTTTGATCGGACCGGGATTTACTACGACATCGGGCTTCTTTTGTAACTTCGCCGGTGTAACGGTTGATCCCACCCCGTCCACCGTACCGCCTACACGTTTTCGTTTTAGAGGCGGGGTTTCTTCTACGTTGAAAATGGTAGAAACGGTGGCTACGGGGGTAAGGACTACAGGGTATTTCTGTGCTATTTCAGGATTTATCTTAAACTGAGACATTACAGCCTGGAATAGAACAGCTTTAGAGCTATCCGGGAAGATGTACCCGGACATCTCTCTATAGAGCGCTCTTAGTTGCCCTATAGAGAGATCACGCCGGATACACCCTACCGGAGAGTGCATAACGCCCTGTTCGCAACACGGATACTCTTTATTCCAGTCTTCCCAGACTGAAACAACTCCGCGACACATGCAGGGGCCGATGAAACTCATTAGTCCGCCGTGTAGTCGTTCATTTCGTTAAAGATGAACGACAACTTGTGTTCGTAGCTACAATTCTGGCAGACCGCCCATTTGTGGCTATCGGACGAAACAAAGAGCTCGAACTTAACGGACTGAGCCCGCTCTTTATCCGAAGCATGATCGGGGGTCTTATCCGAACAACTACATCGGATCCAACCGTGCTCTATACGGATCGACCGCTTCTTTTCAGTCATCGTCGCGCTCGAGGTCCGGCTCGTCCGACTCTTCGGGTTCAACCTCGTCGATAATGGCATAGAGCTGTTCGTCTGTAAGAATATCGTCTAGCTCCTTACGCCTCTCGTTAACCTTGATATACTTCATACCCTTACAGAATGGACACAGGCCGCCTTCGCCGATACCGGTGTGGTCTGGACCGTGGGTGGTGGCCTTACAGGGCGTAGAGTTACGATAGTAGACCTCTACACTATCAAGCTCCGCACCCTCAGCCGGGTAGCTGTCTTCCATTCGGGCTGTAATATTGGCGGGTATCCCCGGAGTGAAGGAGATAACCATTGTATACTCAATGGCCTTTCCGTCCGGGGAACACATCTCAAATATATACTCGTGCTTAACCAGCTTAGTCATCTTTACCCTCCGCCCGGTAGATGATGAAGTCTTCGGTAGATGAAACCATAGCGTGAAGTGGACTTACCTCTGGGTCACCAACCTCGAGGGTTAGGTTCTGCTTCTTCATATGATCCAGAGGATAGGAACGGAGAACAACGGCCATCTCTTTTCCGTGACAGAAAACATCACCTGCAACTAACTCGGAGCCCTTAGCTTTCATAAGGGAGAGTGGTCCATACTTTCCGTAACGGCGCACCTTAGAGAGATCCATTCTAATCCTTTCTAGTATAGTTCCAGGTAGTCACATCAGTGGTTTTACGTTTAGCACACTTCCTACACCTAATACGCTGAACACTATTCCATTGAAAACCACATGACTGGCAGACCCACTTTTTTCCACTAGGAATATTCTCTGGAATCGTATTACCGATCGAGAAAGAACTTTTCGGCGTCTTTGATGACGACAAGTTTATCACCGTCCCAAGTGAGATAACCACGGCAGAACAGACCACCAAGATCTACCCAGTTAATCCCGATACAGTCTTCGAAGGTTAGTTTTCTCATCCACACAAAACGAAGAGCCCGTGCCTGACGAGGCGTGGGCTCTTTAAGCTTCTTAATCTTATAACGAGCCCTAGCGGAGGACACTAGAAGGGACTCGTAATTTCTACCGGTTGTCGCTTCGTAGATTGAGTCCCTAAACCTCTCCATTACCTGCTTAGAACGTTTGACGACAACCTGCGACTTTCCCATGTGGAACCTCTCACTTGGTATTTAAACGACAAAACGCCATGACAGGATTGCCATAGCGTTTCTTAAACGAGTAAAGGACCCCCGGCACTCACCGGAGGTCCCCTACCCACGCGAACAACATGGACCTGCGGGGAATCGAACCCCGGTCCAGAAAATCTAGTATAGCAGATACTACGTGCGTAGCTCTACCGGAGCCGGTACATCTTTGATACGGTACTAACTACGATCCTCGTGTATGACGTTGTATCCGGTACTCGAGGTCCTTCCGGTACAACGGCTAGTGTAACTTACGCTACAGCTAGCAGAGCCATGGGCTCGTTCGCTTCTCTGTTTGGTCTGCTTTTTACGTGGCCTGCTGACCAACCACGGCACGCATCTACTACTTTCGGTTCCCTGTCGAAACCAGTTCAGGCCCGACACTTCTACTGCATTAGGGCCGCCCGGACTCGAACCGGGACGATCTCGCGATCTGGGGATTTTAAGTCCCCTGCGTCTACCATTCCACCACGGCCCCAGACGGGGTCTTACGACCCCGGTGCAACTACTTCTCCTTCACGTGAACCTTACCGGCATTAGCCTTAGACTCACGGAGAGTCGTCAACCACTGCTGATACTGAGTACGGGCGGTGTAATAGGCGATACCAAGCCTCTCACACTCAGCTATAACCTGCTTACGGGTAATAGCTGGATTAGCAGCCACAAGCTCTTCGGCTATAGACCAAACACGCTTGGTCGGAGACTCGAGGAGGGACTTGTGCAACTTACCGTCGTTCACAACCTTAACACGTTCAGCAACGGCTGTACGCATCGGAGGAGGCCCACCCTCCGTTGACGTGGCCGACTTAGTCCGAACCTCCGGGACCGGAACCTTGGTAGTGACTTCCGGAATTGGGGGAGTTTCTGCCGCGATACGGGCCCGTTCAGCCTTACGAGCCTCACTAGCCTCGGTTAGGTCCTTATCAAGCTGTTCCTGAATGGGGTCCTTCTTCTTGACGGACTTCTTAACTTCAGCCTTTGGCTTATCCTCAACCTTCGGCTTAGGGGGAGCGGCCTTTACCTTCTCCTCACCGTTCTTCTTACTACCACTCTTCTCGTAAGCAAAACCCTTATTCGTCTGCTTAACGGTGAACTGACCCTCTTCGAGTCCGTCCTCCCTAGCAGCACGAACAGCGGACTTTTTCAGCTCGTAAACCTTACCTTCGCGCCTCGGCTTGGTCTCTTCGATCATTAGCTACGCCCTCCTGTAATAGGGGTCCATATTGTTGCGCCCACTACGTGCACGACCTATAGATGCCTTTGATGCGTCCCAGGATATTATACCCCGTATTGTGTTGCAAGGGAGAATTTGCACTGGGATCAAAAAACTACTGAATGGGGCTTACTCATCCGGAAACGGCGTTAGAATACGCGTAATCCAGAGGTGACCGTCTTCACTCTGGAACTGTTCCCCTAACTTCAAATCACGAGCCCTTTCATACTCGTCATACGTTTCCCAGTCTAAATCAGCGTCGGCTAGGTTTTGGCAGAAGAACTCTTTGGCGTTCTTATCTTTGCCTTCAACGACACGGTAAATAACGTCGTTGAATAGCCACACTGCGGGTTCCTCGGGAACAGCGGCGTCCATTTCACGTAACCACTCGTTGTACGACTGGTTCGCTTCCTCTTGTGTGAATGGCTCCTTACTAACTACATAGGTATCCTCGATAACAGCTATATGGCCTCCGACCCAAGTCACTAACCAACGGATATCAGAGAGGCCGTCGATGGAGTAGCTATTATTCCACATGCCTACAGTTCGGACGCCCACACTACCTCCTATCTGTAAGATAACCGATTACTTGGTTATGATTAAGGCCATACTTGGAGCTTAGCTCGTAGAACGCCTTACCGTCGTAAGCTGGAGCATAACCGTTACGCTCACGCTCTAGGTTTTCTACCTCCATACCTTTTATCTCCGCTTCCATACAAACAATCTGGCTACGGAGGTAGACTAGTTTCTCCTCTTGTGTCATATGTGCTCCTTTCCACATTGTGAACTGCATTGGGGTAGAAGGGGTCGAACCTCCATAGTCAGATCCAAAATCTGACGTCCTGCCATTAGACGATACCCCAGAAAGACCACAGCCCTAGCTTATTCTAGGGACTATTATTCGGCTTATACGTTAATGGAGTGGACGGGGGAGAAGGCGAAAGCCCCGTTTCGAGGTGGCTTAATTACGGGCCTCGATGCTAACGTACTCGCCTGACGAGGGAATAGCTTGCGCCGTGGGTACCCCCGAATGGATGAGGAGGGAATCGAACCCTCACGACTTTCGTCACGAGATCCTAAGTCTCGAGCGTCTGCCAATTCCGCCACTCATCCGAATGACCCCACCGGGAGTCGAACCCGGCTTCTCACCTTGAAAGGGTGGCGTCCTACCGATAGACGATGGGGCCAATAAAAAAGGAGCCCCTCCATTTCTGAAAGGGCTCCTCCGACTCACCTAAGCGTAACTAGGCGGGCGTGGGCGAATTACGCCTTAGGGGTCTCTACAGTCGTGTCACCACCGGCAGCAGGAGCCGCGGCGGCGTCAGCGACAGGGGCCTTCTCCTTGCCAAGGCCGTTGAACTTGCGCCACCGGCCGTACTGGGTAGCGATGGTCGCCTGATTGACGCCAGCGGCCACCAGCTCCTCCATCACCTGCTTACGCGGGGCCGGGGCACCAACGGCCGCCGAGATCCGATCAGCGCACTCCCAGACCTTACCAGTCAGCCCGCCACCCGGACGGGTAACGCCGTTCTGCTTGGCGAGGGTCACGCGGGGGGCCTTCGGCTCCTTAACCTTCTTGACCTTCTCGGCCACAACGGCAGGAACCGAAGCAGCCTCGGCCGCCGCGGTAGGGGAAACAGACTCGTTCTTCGTGGTCTCAACAACAGGGGTCTCAGACATGATTTTCCTCTTATATGAAGCTACGGTTTAGGTGAAGCGGTCCTCGTCATTTTTGAACCGCGTTAACTACAGGGGGAACATACTTCGTACGACGTACCGTGTCAATGTGATCCATCCTTACTATTTGGATCCCTCCGCTTCATGTGATCGAGAGTTTTAATTCTTGAAAAGATCGCTAAGAGCCACGCTCAGTTCCGCGTGCTTCGTCGTATACTCATCATGTAGAAAACGTACCGTGTCGATCTGGGCCTCGTAGCCCCTTACGATACGGCGCTGTCCCTCGAGTAGCTCCATACACTCGGAGAGAGACTCGAGTAGTCCTAACCCCTCTTCTGGAGAAAGGACCTTATCACCAGCTAGGATACGCTGCTTTAGAATACTAAGGAATTGCGGACGATTTGTAGCTGTTGCGATTCCTACCTCAGACGGAATAACGGCTTTCATTAGTTCTCCTCGTTTTCCTTGCAGATCTGACATCCACCCGCAGCACCACCACAGTCGTACTCGTTACTATCGTCTCCACGCTCTGCCGCATTAGCGCAGTAGTCACACTGATAACCACGCTGTACGTCAATTCGTGTCAGCATTCCGGCCCGATGACAGCTAGGGCACGGCCTATCCCGCGGATTGAAGCACGTAGCCGCTCGCAAAGCCGAACCTCCACCCGGATCTGCAAACCCAACGCCATCGATATCGTCCGGTCCGTCGAGCTCACAACCACACCGACTCGAAGGCTTACTGCAGTGTGGACATCCCCGACGGAACGTGTGTGGTACCTCATCGTCCTCACCATCTGGACCGTGGTCCATTCCAACATCTTCATTGTCACCGTAGTCACTATCCCCGTCGAAGTTAGTCCTCATTTGGACGCCTCATCATTCCGATAGTACGCTTGATGAAATTCTCGTACGCATCCTTCAGAGACTGCGTGTAGTAACCAGTAGTCCACTCGTGGTCACCATCTCGATAGAAGGCGACGCACCACTCGGCCTGCTGACCATAGCTTGGACCCGTTGTCTCTCTTGTCTGAACAAGAAAAAAGCCGCATTTCTTATTATCACTTTGGACTTCGGTGTTGCACCAAGCGATAAGAGGATAACCCTTGAACGTGTCTGTGATTTTCACCGATAGCTCCCTTTGCGTGGAATACACACGAATACATCACCCGTTCCATCCGGCATCGTTCCCTGATACCAGTCATTCCTAGGCCAATCAAACTTCACGACAAACTTCATAGCCGCACTACGGTGATTCTCTTCTATACTTAACTGATCCACCCAGTTAACAATCATCTTCCCAGCTGCCGCTTCAACTTTGATACGCGGGTTTCGGTGATTAGTAGGAGGCATGAACCTCGTTACAATGGCTTGCATGGATGCCCTTTGTAATGCCACGTATGGCAGAGTTCACAGTGGGGAATCGGGGCACAATTCGGTGGCTCGATAACCATAGGGTGTCCGCATTCGCATACACCGACAGGACTGGAGCACCTATAGGTATGTCCTTGCTCACAACTAGGACACTCACCGCATGGTACAGTCTTACTCATAGTAAGGGCGCTCCTTTGGGAGATGACACGGATACTCGTTCTCCGTGATGTAAGCTACAACCTCACCGTCTGAAAGAACTGAGTCTACCGAACGACGGTCGTCGTTCAGTCCCAGTAGGATAATCTCTTTCTTAAGTTTAAATTGATACAGTACAGCCTCGTTATGAGTTTTATATACCCGGGTCATATGGGCGTAGGACTTAACCGGCTCGTAGGTTGAATACCACCAGCCACCCTCCTCCGGACCACCAAACTCTTTATCGTGTAGATAAATAGCTACACAGAAAAAGCTCTTCTCCTCGCTTGCACAGGTACAGGGTGAGCAGTCGCATTCACTGCAGTGGTTCTTCCAATACTGCTCTTCCTGTGTATCTCGTTCCTGATCGTTGTCCATCTCGTGTCCTTTCCACGGGGATCTTCTGGCCCTCGTCAGTACCCGCATAAACGGGTAGATCCCCCGCAAATACGGGGGATTTCGGCCTTGTAGGTATTGATTAATTACGGACTAGTTCGGGCTTTTCAACCCTGTGCTTACCGAGGTTCTCGATAGGGTAGATAGCTATATCGAACTTATCCACGACGAAGCAGTTGGGCTTAGCTTTAGCTACCAGCTTTACCTCGAGCTCGTCCATTCTTTTCAAAAGCGCACTATCCATCGGAAGGCGCCTTACACGTTCTGCGGTTGTCTGGGCTAGTCCGGAAAGTACAAGGGCCGTCGTGAGACAGCCCAACGTAGCACCAAAGAGAGAACCTCCTATGAATTTATACATTAGTCCACCCCCGACATATCAAGAATGTGACAGAGGAAAATATCCTCGTACACCGCCTTGAGGGTCTTAAGGGCTACTAGAGTACCGAGCTCCGTATCGTCTTTGAAACGCTCGATAAACTCATCGGGCATGCAGTTGATGGCTTCCGCCGTACCGTGCTCATACTCACCAAATGTATGCGTAAGAGTATGGACCAGCTTCTCCGCGGCCATATAATCTAGGCCACGTAGATTATTCTGTTGTAGCCGGTCATTCAGAAAGACTTCTAACTCTGCGGTCAGCGGATAAACTTCTGGATTAGTCATGGATATTCTCCGTGTATAGCCACACAATCGGTCGGTTCTGTAACCTACGGAAGATCCAAGTGGATACCTCCATATATTTGTGGCATCTAGGGGAACGGACTAGCATCAGCCGTACAGCGTTGAAGAACACTAACCTAACGCTCAGTTGCTTCATGTGATACCTCCCACACTTTGAGGGTACAGCACCCTACACGGATCTACTATACCATGCTCTACGTACATTGGATCCAAATAGACCTGTTGGGAGTCGAACCCAAATCAAACGATTATAAGTCGAGGGCCTTAACCATTAGGCGACAGGTCTAAATCTCGATAAGAATCTACATAAGTACGGCGCTTATGATCATTAGCGCACCGTACTTCACATTTAGCTATTTCTTCTAAAATACTAGACCATGTATAGTCGTACATCATATTAGCTATATTATGGGTCTTTCCTCTTACATGATCGAATTCTAATACTCTTATATCTGTTTCACCACAATCTATACAAGGATGACTTGCAAGGTATTTTAACATTAAGCTTCGATTTAAAATTATCGTACGTTCTTTATTAGCTTTAACTCTCTTTTTATGGTTAACCTTATCTAATTGATAATACTCCTTTACTTTCTTCTTATTACATTCAATACAGATGTAACTAAGCCCATCTTTCGACATTCGGCGCTTATGGAATTCAGAGACAGGCTTAGTTACACCGCACTTATGGCATCTTTTCGAGGTCATAACCTACGTATACTACAGGAAGTAGTATACTACAAAATTAAATTATGAGCCTAGGTTCCTGGAGGACCGTCCTGTGAATCGTCTACAGGACAGTCACCGTTGTCGTGATGGTCACGAACCTCACAACCGCAGTTACCGCAGAACCGCTTTCCAGCGGTAGTCTCATCGTCATCGTCGTAAGACTCAATACCCGCCGTAAGCATTAAATCACGGAAGGTCTGAACGTCGGAGTCTGTGTAGAGGTGGACGTATCCAAGACAATAGGTGTTTCCGCTAAGGCTAGACATTACTCCTCCACATACTTGATGAACTTGCGTCCCCAAGGAGCCCGGTTTCGGTAGATCCACTTTGAAGACTCGAACTTAAGTGAGAAGTGGAAGGGACGCAACCAGAAACGCCACGGGTTCTTACCTCCCCAGCAGACAAAGAATAGCCTATCCGTGAATCGGAACGGGCGGACCGGTGTGTCCATATACAGGTGCCCTAGGCGAATACCACACGTATCCTCTCCTGTATCCTTCGCTCGCCAGATAGCCGCAACTCGCTTGTTATTGATTTTCAACTCAACGGAAGGATCGAACATTGTTGCCTCCTAGTAACGGCATTTAGGACAAGCGGTGTTCTCACCGAACTTGGTACCACACTCAGGACACTCGATCAGCGGACCAATTGCCTCACTGTAGCGCTCATCCCGAACGTTTACAATGTTGTTCACTAGCTGAATGGCTTCCTCTGACGTCTGGGCCGTACCGATAATATCGGCGATATCGGTATCTGAGTAACACTCAACGACCTCAGACCATCCGAAGCTTTTCTCGTAGTTCTGAATCGCGTAGTTTTTCACGACCTCAACAAGTGGATTAAGCATTGGTTCCTTCCTTGATACGCTTTTCCAAACGCGCGATATACTCCTTCATATAGGCAACCTGTTCGGATCCAGACTTATTCCTATGGACGAGATCTTTGTTGCAGAGCTTAAGGGTATCCCGCTCAACCTCGGCCAGTATAGCCCTATCCCGCTGCTCGGTAGCCTCCGCCCTCCAATAGAGTGTAAGGTGCACACCCTCCTGCTGGAGTGCAGATAACCGATTAATCTCCGCTTCTAGTTCGGGGATAGTCACGGTGCTCCCTTCGTGGGCGGGGTGGGGCGGTCTCGATGCTTGGGGCAGAGGTAGACCCGGACCC